CCCAGCACCATGCCGGACTTCCAGCTGCTCTGCGGCGGATTTCCTTGCCAGACTTTCAGCATTGCAGGATCTCGAAAAGGATTCGGAGATCCACGCGGCACTCTCTTCTTTGAACTGGCCCGCCTGGCTGAAGCCCGGAAGCCTTCGTATCTGCTGTTTGAAAATGTACCCGGCCTGTTATCTCATGACGGAGGGCGGACATTTGCGACGATCCTTAACACGCTGGACAGACTGGGGTATGGCGTGGAATGGCAATGTCTTAACAGCAAAGATTTCGGCGTTCCCCAGTCTAGAAACCGCGTGTACATTGTCGGATATCTTGATGAGCGATGTTTGACCGCCTTGGACGAATCGAAAGCGAAACACCCTTTGTGCTGGAATGGTTCGTCCAGCATGGAATCGAAATGTGGAGTACCCACGAGGGGCAACAGAAAATCGAGACACACGGCGATAAGTTGATGAACTACATCCGCTTTTGGCAGGCGGCAGGGGAGTCGGAGAAAACATCCATCCGAACCCGCGATAGGATTCGCCAAATCGTGTCCAGCGGTCACTATACAGGTGGTTTTGTGTGCTATGGCTATCAGCTGGCAGACCAAGGCAGACGGAACAAGCGAGATAAACCGGTCATGGATTTAATTGTCAACGAGGAAGAAGCTGCTTGGGTTCGTGAACTGTTTTACAAGGTGGTTCACGAAGGAGCCAGCGGATATGCGCTGGCCGAGATGTTGAACAACAGGGGATTACGAACCCGCGCCGGGGCAAAATTCCAATCGAGCAACATACTCCGCATTATTCGCCACGAGGGATATACAGGTTACATCATTACGAAAAACGCCCGCTCGGAATACATCTCGGAATTGCAGATCATCGACCAAGAAACATTCGAGAAAGCCAATGACATTATCAGCCGACGCAGTGCAAAGACAGCGCAAGACAGGCGAATCGCCCATACCAGCCAGAACCCAACGCTGCTGGCGGGTATCGTTTACTGCGCCCACTGTGGAGCGAAGATGTCCGGTTTTATGCACACAGACCGCTACAAGCTGGCGGATGGTAGCATTCGGGAGAAAGTACAATCAAAGTACAATTGCTTTCAGCGGGGACAGAAGAATAAAGGGGGGAGAGATTGCGACGGACAGGCATTATATCTTGCTGAGCGGGTAGATGCTATCGTTCTGCAGGCAGTATCAAAGATATTTGAGCAGATTAGAGATACACCGTACTCAAGGATGGCAGAAAACCGAATAAGGCAGGAATCAAATCTACAAAAATCTAAACGTGCTTCGGTAGAAAAGAAAATTAAAACTGCACAGCATGCTTTGGAACGCTTTGAGGGTGAAATTCTAAAGTGTCTTGATGGAACAAGCAATTTTACCGAGGACATGATTGCCAAGCAAATTCGTCGATACCAGCAGGAACTGGACGATGCCAAGGCCAGAGTACGCGGAACTTCAAAATGCCCGATTAAACGAAGCGGCTGAGATTCGGAAGCTGCATACTTACTACGATGACTTTAGAGGTTGGGCAGAAGAATTTGATGCTGCCTCGCTGGAAATGAAGCGGATGATACTGAGCCATCTGATTGATAGGGTAGAGGTCGGAAGAAAATACCAAGTCACTATAAAACTGAACATGGAATATCAGCAGCTTTTAGATGATACAGTAGAAGCAATTTGTGAGAAAGGACTTGAAACACAAAGAAAATAGCAGTGGAGGCTGAGTGGCATCCACTGCTATTTTCTTTAATGTGAAAGTTAACAGTTGTTTGATTTTCGAATGGGCAACAGCCTGATTGGAGAAGGTTTAGAAGAGACTGCTCACTATGAATGGTACGGATAATGCCAGTTTTGATTGGAAATAATGGCTGGGTTTAATTAGGAGATACAGAGTAATATTGTTCTAAGAAGTTAGAATGCAGCTTGTGGTTAATTAACCATGAAGATACAGTTTCTGGAGTTAATCCAGCTATATCGTAATCTTTGAACTCTAGGGAGAATGCTTCAATATTGCTTTTTAGCAGGCTAAGTTGAGATGTAGAAATTATCTTTGTATTATGAGTTAAATAAGCGTCGTCATCAAGGTGGGTCGTTGGAATGATTAAATAGCTGGTATATTGATGACCGGGGTATTCGGTTTCAAACCACCCACAGTGTTGATCCATTTGTCCAGCCTCGCTTTTGTGAATGCCCGTTCGATCAGAAGAAACGTTACTTTTACATTCGATAAGCATATAATTCTGATGGTCATCACACCACAAATTATCAGGCCCCTGTCGAAAAGATTTGTCCGGGCGTTGAGATTGAAACCCTAATAGCTTGCCAATTTCTTCAACAGCATGTTCGAATTTGTTGGCGGGCTGACTGAAAGATAGCTGCGACAAAATGTCGCGCAAAGATAATTGGAAATCTATGAAGTTTGGAAATTTGGAAACATAGTTAATTATGGAATTGGCGCGTTTCTCACTAAAAGTAGTGGACAATTTTTTGTAAGGTAATACTTCAGTGGGTTTTAATAGTTCGTTGTTTTTAGAAAAGGCAGTGTGCTGTAGTTCGGCAGAAGTTGATTTGTGGAAGAAGTGCTGGTACTTGGCAAGTAATTGCATATACCAGTATTTGTCCTCCCCAATGGTGGGCATATCAACAATTTTTTGAATGTGTAGACATGCGTCCTCGTAGTTGCCGGACACTGCGCAGTCGTACGCAAGACGTTCTTCAAGAAGAACAGTATAAATGCTACTACGATTTTCACTGGATTCACAAATTTCATCCATTTTTTCATTATAGTAATCTTTCCAGTCAGAATCACGATCAATGCATTGATTGATAGTTTCCATTAGGCTTGAAAGCTCATCAGAAGAATTGTCGCTGTCCATATTGGCAATCTCAAAACCGATATCTAGTTGTTTTTGGGTTTGAGGGGAGAAAAAGTTCTTATTTGTGCTGGAACGAATAAATTTTATAAGATCATCGCCTAAAAGAATGATTACACTATAATCCTTTTCACCGCGAACACTTCGCCCAAGACCTTGTTCGATTTTCTGAGCAATTTTGATTTTTGCAATATCGCTATTGCTTCGGCATAATTCTTCGTAATTGTCGGCAAGGTTATCTGCGTAGGGAAGAGAATCGATAATTAGAATGCGGCATGATTCATCAGGAAGATCTATACCATCATACCGATTTGCAAAAACAATATTACGACGATGACTAGAAACAATATCAGGAGAAGCCCTAACAAAGTCTATAACAGTCGAGTACATGTTAGGTGTACCCTTATTTGCAAGTATGGCACCGTAAGATGTATATTTGCTAGCTTTCTCAAAACTTGGTACAAGGACAGCTAAGCCATATTTTTCGTGTGATGAGGTTAAAAGCAAATTTTCGATTTCTTTCTGCTTTATATTCTTGCAAATCATAGAGGGAATTAAAATCATCTTTTCGCCAGACCAACGGTAATTTGAATCGATAAGGGGATTCTCTATAGCAGAAATAGATAGATCTAATCCTTTGACAAATAGCGTGTCCTCTTGCGTGGTTGCTGACATTAACACACGATGAGATGCAGTGTGGAAAATTCCAAATGACTTTATTGGAATGCACTCTGGAGAAATCTCTATCGCATTACTGGAAACATAGGCTCGACAAAGTGGAATTTGATCCCTAATAAGCGGCCAAGCAAATTTGATAGAAGAATCCTGAGTGCGCGTTGAAAGAAGCTGTATCACGGCCTCACCTTTATCATGCCAGGCCCAGTAGGGAATGGCGTGCGAATCGGAATCGTGCCCATTTAAAATATCTTGGTAAGTTCCTTCCCCTTGTTGTTTCAAATCATCTACAAACAGGGAGAGGAGAGTGTTGTATAGGGAGTCCTTTTTCTCTATACGGATTGTGCAAGAGGATAAAATTGAATCCATACAAGCATGAGAGTCATCAAGAATTATGCAACCAACATGGAATGAACGCCCACCAATTCCAAAAAGAGAGAGACTGTTGAATATTTTTTGCACATAGGTGATGAGAATTTTTTGACTGTTTAAAAATTCTTGGGGAATTTCGCGTTCATTGGTTCCGAGATGGCAAAAGGGAATGCCGAACTTTTCGGCGTCGGCGCATGCTTGTTGCATTAGATAAATATTGGGACATACATAAACGACAGGACCACTGTTACTATTAAGATAAGAAAGACCAATAAGAAGACCAATAAGAGTTTTGCCTGAGCCAGTGGGAAGTTTGATTATGATGTCTCTGTCTTGGCGTCGATTGCTATACCATTCGGTTAAAATGCGGTCTTGAGTGGGACGAAGAGGCCCAGCTTCACTTTTTCGATCCAAAGATTCATAGATTTTTGAAGGAACGGTTTGCTTTTGCGAAATGGTAGCTTTTTTGTATTTGGAAAAGTTTGCCATACGAGACCTCCTTAAAAGAAATACTGTTTGGTGAAAATTGAGATATGCGAAAGACGTTGACAAATTAATTATAGATGCATTAAAAGAAAAGGTCAATGATTTGTGTAAGAATGGTGGAGTGACAGCGCTATTGCAAAAAGTAAAGAAACAGCGTATAATAAAGGCAAGGAAAGGGGGCGCTTATCCCATGCAGCAGGAAGAAAATTATCTGGCGCAAAGCATATCCCAAGTGGACGCGGATGCCCGCTACGATGAAGGCGTTAAGCGTCTGCTTGCCAACAAAAGCATTCTGGCCGTTATTATGAAGGAATGCGTTCCGGAATATCGCGGCTGTACGGTGTGGGAGATTGCGGAAAAGTATATCGAGGGTGAACCGCAGATTGGTGCTGTCGGCGTGGATGCCGACGAAACCAACCGAAGTGTATCGGCCACGATCCATGGCACGAACACGGAAGATGTGACGCTGACCGAAGGTACAATTCGCTATGATGTCCGTTTTTATGCCACCGCACCGAGCGAGGATGGCCTGATTGGTCTGATTCTGAATGTGGAGGCACAGAACCGCTATAATGCGGGGTATCCGTTGCTGAAACGAGCAATTTACTATTGCAGCCGCATGATTTCGGCGCAGTATGGCACGGAGTTTACCAAAGGTGAGTACGGCAAAATCAAAAAAGTGTACTCGATTTGGGTATGTATGAACCCGCCGAAGAACCGCAGAAACACCATTACGCAGTATTCCATACAGGAAAAGCATATTATTGGTGAGGCGGTTGAGCAGATCAGGAACTACGACCTTATGAGCGCCGTGATGATTTGCTTGGGCGATGAGGATGACAAAAACTATGGCGGGCTGCTGAAATTCTTGGAAGTACTGCTTTCAGAAGAAAAGAGCCCTGAAACGAAGAAAGAAATATTAGAAACGGAATTTGATGTTCCGATGACACAAACGCTTGAAAGTGAGGTGCGCAGAATGTGCAATTTGAGCCAAGGCGTTAAGGAAAGAGCAATGGAGCAGGGCGTTGCGAAAGGGATAGGCATTGGTGAAGATAAGGCAACTCTCAATGCGATTCGTAACGTGATGAACAGCTTTAAGGTGTCTGCTGATGTGGCAATGGATGCGTTGCATATTCCGACAGAAAATCGAGCAAAATATAGAGCAATGCTTCAAAGCTGATAAGGAATATTAGCGGCATGATTGTAAAAATCTCCTTTTTGACTTTAAAAGGAGATTTCTTGCTTTAAGTAGAACTGACTCTCTTGCGAAAAGTACTATCAAAATAGGTTGTGGAGGGTTGCTATATGGCTACTTTGGAATGGAACAAATTATTATGCACGAAGAGAGAACGAGAATCTAAAAGTGGTTCCTCAATTAATCCAGTAAGAAATGAATTTGAAGCTGATTATGATAGAATAGTAGGAAGCTCATCGGTTCGTAGACTTCAAGATAAAGCACAAGTTTTCCCATTACAACAAAATGATGTTGCGAGAACGCGTCTTACGCATTCAATGGAGGTTTCCGCATTGGCAAGATCGCTTGGAAAAGCGGTTGGGCGTAGGCTAGAGGAAAAAGAAATTTTTCAAGATCGAGAGCAAACGGAAAAATTGTCTGCACTTCTTCAAGTGGCAGGACTGATTCATGACCTGGGGAATCCGCCTTTTGGTCATTATGGCGAAACGGTAATCCGCGACTGGTTTGGAAAATGGTTTAGTGGAGAAGCGATGCTTTCGGAAGAGAGAAATTCGTTATCAGAGCAACAAAAAAATGATTTCATATATTTCGATGGTAATGTACAAAACCTTAGAATCGTTACAAAGCTGCAAGTACAAAATGATAATAAGGGAGCTAATTTCACATACGGCACATTGGCAACCATTATGAAGTATCCTTGGTCGAGCGAAAGCAGACCTAAAGGAAAGATAAAATTTGGATATTTTGAATCTGAGCAGGAACTGGCAGAAGCGGTTAGAAGAGAAATTGGATTAGAAGCAGGTGTAAGACACCCTGCGACGTATCTGCTTGAAGCAGCTGATGATATCATTTACATTTGTGATGATATTGAGGATGGAACAAAAAAGGGATATATTGAATGGGAAAAGGAATTTGAGACTCTTTATCAAAAGGCCGAAAAAGGAAGCTATGGTGAAGAGATTGAAAAATTACTGATTAATGTAAAAAGAAAAAATGAAAACGTTGATAGCCGAATGCATGATAAGGAACAGGTTATTGCGTATGTTAGAAATTTTAGAAATATGGTTCAGTCTTTTCTCTTTAAAAAAGTTGTAGATCAATTTATGAATCAATACGAGAGAATTATGTCTAACGACCCGAAAGCTGATGTGGAAGAACTGCTATCTGTTGAAAGAGCGTTTGTCAAGGACCTGAAGAACATTACTGCAAAGCAGTGCTTTTCCTCGGATGAAGTACTTAACTTGGAACTGACGGGGGATAAAGTTATTTCAACATTGCTAGATGTTTTTGTAAGAACATTGACGGAGCATGACGGTCATGAATTGTCTGACACGAGAACTTATGCGGGAAAAATTTTCAGAAAAATTTCACGTAACTTTATTTATATTGCGGAAAGTAAAATCAATGATAGTAACTATGTGGGAAATTTGTACTCTGAAGATTTGATAAACAAACTATCAGTATATGACAGATTACATTTGGTAGTAGACTATGTTTCGGGAATGACAGACTCGTATGCGGTTAAGGTTTATCAGGAACTTACGGCGATGAAACATCCTTGAAATGAAAGTGTTGGATCTATGATTATGGATGCTTTGCATGATTATTTTATAAGCAGGCCACAGTTAAGAGAACTTTATGATTTGTTAGAGCAAGTCGGATATATATATTTGATTGGAGGCGTTTTGAGGGAGTATAAAGATCATGAATGCATAATAAATTTGAGGGATATTGATATAACTATTGATGTCCAAAGCGAACAAAAATGGCAAAACTTTTTGCAAAACTATCATGTTGAAATTAACCGATTCGGTGGATTAAAAATATTAATCGATGATACAGAAGTTGACGTTTGGCGAATTGAAAACACATGGGCATATAGAAAAGGAAAAGTTGTAGCAATAGATAAAGTTGAATCTTTACCGAAAACCGTATTTCTAAATATGGACGGTATTGTTTATGACTGTAAGCGTAATGTGTGGCTCGATAGAGAATATGAAAATGCGATGAAAACAAAAATGCTAGATGTAGTATTAGATGATAATCCTCAAATGGAACTAAATCTCTTGAGAGCGATGGTGCTGCGGAAAAAATACAATATGGTCTACTCGCAGCGCCTAAAAGATGTTTTTAGAAAAGCAATGTCCTATGAAATGGATTACGCTGAGTTGGAAAAGGTGCTGAGTAGAGAGCAAATACGAAGATACAAGAAAGAAATGCTATCGGAAGAAGAAATAAAAGACGAAATACTGACCATTTTCAAGTGATTGGATGAATCGTAGAATTCAAAAAACCAATAGACGAACAATTGTGTATGCTGCTTAATGCACCATGAGTACGCGCAACTAAGGAGAGCAACTGACTCTTAATCAGTGGGTCCTGGGTTCGAGTCCCCGATGGTGCACCAAATACCGCAAATACAAACCCTGCTGCGTTGGTCTTTTTCCTTTGTGGTACGTTTGGAATTTGTGTCGCCAGGGGTTCCCGCTGGTAGGTTTGCAGCCAAATGCAAAGCAGGGAACAAGCAAAGCCCCCGCAAGTGCGCCGAAGCGTACCTGCGGGGGGCTTTTTGTTAAATCTCGGTTGTTACCTCAACGGCGGCAATTTTTTCCGCCAGCTGCTTGAGGGGTGTGTCTTCGGTGTATTCGACTTCCAGGCCGTCGGCCAGTTTGTGCAAGGCTTCCAGGCTCATGGTTTCAAGCTGTGCCGTGTCCAGGTGCCCGGTTACGGTGCGCCCTTTGTTTGCACCCGAAATTTCCGCCTGCATATTGATTGCGGTTTCGTCGGTCATGGTGTCCAGAAATTTAGCCACCTTTTCACGCAGGCCAGCGGGCAAGGGAAGGCCGCAAAGCAGCATATTCTTCATAATGCTGGTTGCTTCATAGAGTACATACACAACGCAGAAGAATTCCGCAAGGCCCAGGCTTTTAATGCCCATTGACGTAAGCACCGCCCTTGTATCGGCGTTTGCCCAGGCCAGCACGTCCATGCCCACCATATCGTCCACAAGGACAAGAAACAGCACAGACAGGACCATGGCAACCTTGCGAATGCCGCCGTCAATGCCCACGCTGGAATTCCACTTCCGATATTTGACGGCGCGCAGGCAGCCCAGGGCAGTGTCCAGCACAACGCACCAAAGCACCAGGCGCACAAAAAGGTTGCCGGTCAGCGTGTGCAGGTAGTTAGAGAAAAGCATATCCATTGTTTAACACTCCTTTACGGTTACAGGAAGGCCCAGGGCTTCGGCCTGCGCCTTAATGGTGTTTTTGTCGCCCGCGCTCATGGGGCCAGCCGTCACCATGTATTCGGTTGCTTTCGGCTGGGCGGCCTGGGCGGTTTTGGTGTAGCCGTTCAGTCCGTTCTTCTCCATAATGGCGGGATAGTCGCGGTAGCAGACGTCGCAGTCCAGGCTATTGCCGAAGCCTGCAATTCCCAGCGCGTTCTTGCTGGAATACTGCCACAAGCCATTCTGCACCGTGGCAGTGTCGGTTTTGGTGTAGGCGGCTTCCCACTTGTCGAAGTTGGCAAGGCCCGACAGATCGGTGTGGTTGATGAAGAAGTCGCGGGAACAGTACACGGCGGCATAATAGCCGCCCGCTTCCAGGGTTTCCAGCGCAGCCTTAATAATGGCCGTGTTCTGCGCCTTGCCGCAGTTCAAGTTATACTTTTCGTACTCCACGTCGTAGTAAATGGGGTACGCGAATTTGTGGCCCGACAGCATTTTTACAACCTGCTGGGCGGTGATAGCTGCCGCTGCCGGACTGGTATCATAGCAGTAAAAATACACGCCCATGGGTACGCCGTACTTTTCGCAACCAGCAACGTTGTTCAAGAACTGCCCGTCGGTATACAGGCCGCCTTTGCCGTGCCGCGCAGAATAGCCCACGCGCAGCAGGGCAAAGCCCGGATTGTTGCCTCCGTTCACGCGGCGCAGTTCGCTGGCTGTGCGCTGCCAGTTGATCGCCCCCTGGTGGTGCGAAACGTCGATGCCGTAAATTTTCATTTGTTCCACCTTCCTATTTGTCGGCGGCCTGCGTGAAGCGCTCATAACGCGCCAGCAGGGCCGTGTATTCGTCTTTTGTCTTGCTGTCCGAATGAAGATCAAGCCGCCGCTGCTGCTTTGCTGCAAGGTCCATTGCGTCAATCAGCAGGGCCGCCGTTTCATACAGCCAGCTTTCAGCTTCCGGCGGTTTCATCTTTGGCGCGCGGGCCGCAGATTGCCAGCGCTTCGTCTTCGGTGATTTTGGGCGGGTCGCTTTCGGTGTACGCCCACACCTGGTCGGCGGTGATTTTGTGCAGCCGATACAGCAGCCGCGCGGTGGTATAGTATTTGCTCATGTGTGTTAGCCCTCCATGATTGCGACCATAAAATCTTCCATGACGGCCAGGCGCTCCTCGACAGTCGGGGCTTTCTCCTGGCCGTCCCATGCTTCGCCGTACTTCCACCAGCCGGAAAATTCCGCTGCAATGCTTTCCTGGGTTTCCTCTGCGGCGCGGGCGGCTGGCAGCATGAACATAACTTCGTCGGCCAGGTACGCGCTGCCCGGTTCCTGTTCCGGGTCAGTCTCGCCGGGCTGTGCAACGTCTGCCGCGTCCTTGATGTTGTCGTACAGCCGGACAACGGCGTCGCCGTCCGGCAGGTGCTCAAAGACAACGGCAGGCGGCTGGTGGTCCAGCATAATGCTTGCATTTTTCATTGTGTATCCTCTCTTTCTGTCGTGTTGCCCACCCGATCACTTGGCAGGCAAGCGGTTTTATTTTCTCGGTCCGCAGCGTTGTGCTGCATTTCCGGGAATTCGTCTGCGTAAAATATCCGTAGTAGCTCGCCAGCTTGTACGCGCGAAAAAGCGGCACCGTGCCGCTTTTGTCCACTTCGCGCCCGGCCCGCAGGTATTGTCGCCGTGCCCGCCGGAAAATGGCCCGGCGCACGGTTGTATAGGTTCGGCGGATAACGAAGCCCACAATATCAAGCCCAGGGCAGCCGCGCGCCGCTGGCCGCGTCAGGTGCCTGCGGCGGTGTTCTTCCTCGAAGCTCAAAAAGGCCACTTCGTCGCCGCCCGGTTTGAATGTCAGGCCGAATGTTTTCAGCGTCCATTTTGCTGCCGTCCTTGCCGCGCTGCGCAGGTCTGCCAGCCTTCGGCCCATTATGGCAACGTCGTCCGCATAGGCCACCAGTGCCACAACAAGGCGTTGCCGCGTGCCCCTGCGCACCTTTTCAAGCGACAGCATATACCGCAAAATGTAGGACATAACCAGGTTAAACAGCCATGCGTCCAAGTAGCCGCCTATAATAAGGCAACCGCGCGGCGACATATTCAGCAGGGCTTCCACTAACAGCAGCAGCCACTTTGCGGTGGGAATTTCTTTTTTCAAAATTCCCATGATTACGCCCGCTTTGGTGTTCTCGTAGGCGTGGCGAATATCCAGCTTTCGGGCATACTTGATTCCCAGCGCCTTACGGCGAAGGAAGCGCTGCACCTGCCGCCTGCACCCGCTTTGCCCGCGGTGCGGTATACTTGCGTGCTGGTAGGGAAGAATCCTGGCCCGCAGAAGCGGTTCCAGGCCCAGGAAGGCAAGATGGCCGAAGCATTGATGGAATACGCAGCAATTTGCCACATTCCGGCATTTCATGCTTATGCCGTCAATGCGTGGCCGTTCTGTTACCGGGTCAAGATCCAGCGCTTCCGGGTCTCCGTCTTCAAGATCAAGAATTCGCTGCTCAAGTTCCAGCGCTATGCCGTCCGCAGCTTCTAGCTTTTTATTAACTGCACTTTGCGCTTCGTCGCGCTTTATTTCTGCATTGGAAACACCCCCGTACTTTTCGGCAACCGCGACAAAATCTTGGCGGTGCCATTTCTTGTCGAAGCACTCCAAAACCGCGCGCACGCACAGGTTATGGGATAGTTCTTTATATCTTTGTTTCATAAAAATACTTACTGATGTGCAAGGGTTTTCGGTTGCCGTGACCCTTCGTGCAGGGTCTCGGTGTTCTACTACTTGCCCCGCCATGCGCCCACAGCGCATAGCCCCGCCCGAAACCGGGCGCGGTGTCGGTCTCACATGATTTTAGCTTTCAGCACGGATAACACAACGCAATGCGGCACAGCTTTGGGCTGTGCCTTAAAATTTCAGTAGGCCGGGGAACGCCATTCCAGTTCGAATTCGCCGGGGAATTGTTGCCATTCGCGCAGGCAGCGCCAGCAATGCCAGCATTGTTCAAATTGCCATAACGCCACGGGCAACGGACCCCCGCAGAGCCATTGACATAAAACGCGGACCCAGCGCCGTATTACCCAAAAACCACCGTCCTTCCGTTCATGGAAGGCCGGTGGTTTGTTTTCTATTCAAAAAGGGGCCTGCTGCCCCTCTGGGCGGTCAAAAGCCCGCCCATTCACCCCGCTTTTTGCCCGATCCTTTAAGCCGGGGAACGCCATGCCAGTTCGAATTCGCCGGGGAAAGGCTGCCAAGCGCGCAGGCAGCGCCAGCAAAGCCAGCATGGTACAAAGTGCCATAACGCCACGGGCAACGGACCCCCGCAGAGCCATTGACATAAAACGCGGACTTCATGCCCACGGTGTCGCCGCCGCCGGTCTTGTCAGGCAGAAGGCTTTCGGTGCTGTCGTTTTGCATCGAAAGTTCGTAGTTCCAGGCGTTCACGCTGGTAAAGGTCTTTTCTGCGACTTTCACATGGTTGGCCGTCACGCTGCTGGCTTCTTTCTCCGAATCGCGGCAAGCCATAGCGGTATAGGTCACGCCGCCGTCCACGGTTGTGACGTTCCACAGCGGGTCAAGGCCGATAACGTAGGCACCGTTCAGCATTTCAACGCCAGCCCAACGGCACGGGTATTTGCCGTTCGTCAGGCTGCCGGGTGCGCCGTCGCTATGGCCGGGCAGGGCTTCCGTTGCGCCGCTGTGCCATGGCATAGAGCTGATATAGGCAGTCTCGGGCACGTCGAAGCTGTCTACAACGTCCAAATTTACCGCCGAATAGTCGGTGCCGCCGACGGTAACTGTTTCAACGCTCTTAACTTTCGCCTTGTCGGCAATATCGCGCATCCATGTATTGTATCTGTCTGCGCTGCTGTTGCTGGCCTTGTCGCCCACGGAAACGGTGCTGCCGACGATGAAGCCAGAAGCCTGGGAAGCGGTCAGCAGCACACGCTTCACGCCGGTTTCGGCGGCTGCAACTTTATACTGCAAGTTGTAGTTGGTGCAGCCTTCCAAAATGCGGCTGTTTTCAAGGTTGAAATGGCGCAGCTGCCACATATCCAGCATATACAGGCTGTCACAGTCGCCCCACACAGAATCGTAAGCAGTCTGCTTGCGCGCCAGCGTCAGACCCGTGGCCGCGCTGTTGAAGTTCGCCACAGGCAGGCCCGCGCCGCTGGTAAGCGCACCCTTTGCGTTCAAGCCGCCGGGGAAGGTAGCGTGCCAGGTCATTGCGCGGCGCTTGCCATTCGGTGCCACGTTCTCGGCGTAGGGTGTGAAACCGTCGGCCAAGGTGCTGCGCCAGCTTTTAGACAGGTAGCTGCCGTCGTCGATAACGCGGCGCAGCAGGGCAGGGGCGAAGGTGTAGACAGGGGCCAGCGTGCCGGTGATGTCAAATTCTTCTTCGCCCTCAATGGCAAGAACGTCCATAGTTCCGTCTGCAAGGCTCACAGCGTTGGCGCGAATATACCAGGTCATGCGGTCTTCCGCCGCCCAGTCTTCCGGGTTTGTGCTGTCGGTTGCCAAGGCTGCCGCGCTCTTTCCTGCAAGATCGTCCGCCGGGGTGCCCGCCGGGTTTGTGGACACGGCAGGGCTGGGAAATTTCACGGTGTAGGTTTTGTCGGTTTGCAGCATGGTAAAGAAGCGCAGCAGGCGCTTGTATTTGCTGTCGTTCGATGCTGCGGACAGCGGCCACCAGGCGGAAAAAATCTCCGTTGTGTTCGTGTCGTCCAGCAGGGCCTTGAAGGTCGCGTCGGTGTATTCCGGGCCAGCGCTTCCCGCTGCGATTGCTTGCAGCAGGTCGGCAACGCGCAGCTGGGTTTCCTCGGTTGCAATGTGCCCGTATTCAGTAAGTCCCATAGTTCTGTCCTTTCTGTTATTCCTCATAGAGGAAAACGGTTAAAATATTCTTTTCGTTGTAGCCGATAAGGTATTGCGCAGCTTTGGCGTACCCTTCCACTTTGGCCGCGTCGGTGCTTACCTTGTCGGCTTTGGCGGTTACGTCGGTTTGAATTTTCTGCATTTGTTGCAGTTTGTCGTTTACGCCTTCGTCAATAACCTTTTTCGCATCCGCTGCTGCCTGTGCCGCCGCGTCCTTGGCTGCCTGCGCGCTCTTGGCCGCAGCGCTTGCAGACGCAGCCGCCGCAGTCTTGGCTGCTTCGGTTTCTGCAAGAAGCTGCTGTATGGTCTTGTATTCGTCGGTGCTTTCAACCTGGTCTTCCGGGTTCGCGCATTCTTCAACGTTGATTTGCCACTTTTCCGTTTTCAGAGTGTCAGGCCCGCGCACCACCTCAATTTCCGCCGAAACTATGCCATGCATGGCAAGCATTTGCTGGGTAAGGGTGATATAAGCGACGTTCCCGGCCACTTCCGTGGCGGGGTTGTGCACACTTTTGCCGTCCGGCTTTTTGGCGCTCACGTTCACGGTATAACCAGCGGGGACCTTGTAGGCTTTTCCGTCGTTAAACAGCGAAACGGCCACAACGCGCATATTATTGTCGCCCTGCTTTGCAAAGACGCGCGGAGGGATTCCGGCCCGCGCAAAATCAAGGTTGATTTTTTGAAGGATCTGCTGTTCTTCCATTTTCTCACCCCACCCTTAGCTTGACTTAGAACAAAGCACCCAGCGGGATATTGCGCCGTCCCGAACCCATTCAAAAGCGGTTCTGTTTGAGCGGTCAATATTCAGGCACTTTAGGCCGTTCTCTGCGTGCAACGCTTGGCCCGCGCCTGTCAGCCAAATGCCCGGTGTGTCGATTGAAGCCGTTGCGTCGATACGGGCGACTTTTAACCACGTTTCCGGGGGGCTTACGCCGTGGTTCCGTGCCAAGAAGCCGGGGCTGTCCCAACTGTCGCCATTTTTCTTCTGGCAAGCGATACTGCCCGAATCGAAGTAAACGCGGTATGTTCCCGTAGAATTCTTCCGTTCAAGGGTGGAAAATGGCCCGCGCAGCTGGGTTTCCTCGGTTGCAATGTGCCCGTATTCAGTAAGTCCCATAGTTCTGTCCTTTCTGTTATTCCTCGCGGCTGAGTGTCAACTTGTACGCCTTGAACTGTGTGCTGTTTACTCCCAAATCGCAGGCGAGGCGGAAATAAGCGGTATTTTCCGGCATGGTTACTTCGGTGTCCGGCAGGATCTCGCCAGTGCTGGCGGCATTGGTCCCCTTGTAATCAAGTACTGCGTTGTTTGCATTCGTTTCCCGCCTTCCTGTTAAATATTCACAGCAAATTTCATTGTGTCGCTGCCTTCTGTTGTTCATTTCCCTGGGCCGCAGCTTCATCGGAAGCTTCTTCCGCAGCCATATTTTCGCGCACGATAGCAAGCACACTTTCAAGCACAAGTTCCGATACAGCAAACGGAATTTTAGCTTCGTTGATTGCTGCCACAATTTTGCGGCGGCACTCTTTGATTCGTTTAGTGTCTGTCATTTTGTTTAGCTCCTTTACAGCCGTTCGGTTACGGCATTTTTTAATGTTTCAATCGCTTCCAGTGTGGTGCTATCCAACGCAATAAAGGAAGCCCGGTTATTTTGGCTGACAACGTTTCCGCTTTCGTCAAGTTCAGTGTAAGTGTAGCTTACACGTTCACCTTCCGCGGTAGTTACTGTTGCGATTGCCGTCAACTTTTTCATTTGTCGTATTCCTCCAATAATGTATCAATAACAGAATCTGCGCCGGTATCAATATCTAACAAAGCATCGGCTACTTCTTCGTCTCTGTTTGATGCTCTTGCCGCTTCGGAAGCGGCATAATCGGCACCGGCAGGCATTCCAGAAGGATAATTGCATTCACTTGGTTCTGCATATTCGCCTTCGTATCCGCGTTGTGCCGAAACGGCCATCCATGAAAAGTGCTGGCCAGCGGCACCATGCACAATAGCATACTGCCCGCAGTCCTCTGCCCACATACTGCCGTTTCCAGTGCAGTCAGTCAGTAGCCATATAAACCGCCCATTCTGGGCGACGGTTTCGGCGTAGCGCGGGTCTGGTACAATCAGGCACCAGCCATCCGGGCCGCATTCGCCGTGGCCGATATCTGCAAACATAGGGATAGGCGTTTCAAAGGCCGCCATCTTAGTCGGACCGAAGCTGGTCGGCACAATACGGGATTTGCTGCCCCAGGCGTTCAAATTTTTGCAGTTTAAGGTTCCCGAAACGCCTACACGGGTAGAATTAAAATCAACGTCGCTATCGTCAGAGCGGTTATATGTAACCTGCATGCCGCAATAGGTTGATGGGTCAAGCCCGTCAACCCAGCCATAGCTCATGTACTTGCTGCTTGCGCCAAAATAGGACCGCCCGGCTTCCGACGACAGCACACCAGTTAGGCCAATGTCGCCAGTGTTAATTTTTGCATACCATGCGATATGCTTGCTATCGACAAATACCCGCTCGCCGGATTCTGTACCCATGCGAATATACGCGTTGTCCAAGTCGTACACCGTGGAGTACGACAAGTTGTGGATCTGTCCGGTTGTGATGTTGCCGCCGTTGATAATGGTCTTATCCTGGTTCCAGGTACTCAAATCCGAAAATGTCACCATGCCGGATAGGTTGATCTGTGCGCTGGTGATCTCTGTTCCGCCTGCCGTCAGCTTGATGGTGCTGCTGGTTCCGCTGGTGGAAGCCGTCAGCTTAATTTCGCCCACCGTCTGCTTGATCTCGGTTTTGGTTTCGTTGGCGGTCAGATAGTCGCCGGTGCTGGCCGTCCAGGCAGTGGGCGCATTGCCGTATTGCAGCATGGGGTGCAGTAGTTCAAACTTGTTGGTGTAGTTGCCCATTCCTGCGTGGGTAAAGCCGCTGCCGATATCCACCCATTTTACGATAGCGTCACTGGATGGTGTCCACAGCCCGTACCGCAGCACCCAGCCGTTTGTCTGCTTAATTTCAATTTGGTCAGCAGCTTTGATGACCGCCCACGTATTGTTATAATTGATTTCCATGCACAGCTCATCCGTGCCGGAAACAGGCTTGTACATAACGGACAGGCACAGGGTAACGCCCGCTGACACATGTTCGTTAACCGTCTGCCAATGGAAATACCGATTGGAGTTTGCGTTTATTACGGTCGCGCTGCCGGTATCGTTGTACGTGGCCGAACTGCCGCTGACCGCGTTGCCTTTCAGCTCGGCGTTCTTGAAGCTCTCACTGCCCAGGATCAGGTTGCCGCCGCCGGTGATTTTAGAGCTTTTTGAAACTTCGCTTTTAATCTGTTCCGCAGATTCACTAATTTTTGAATCGACGGTTTCCCCGTCATAAACCCCTTTAGAGTTAATCTGTAAACTTTTGGCGTTTATCTTTAGTTCTCCCGTATCAATATCGAAAAAGAACGTGTCGTCTTTTAACGATTTGATAACGCCGGTTCGTATCAAGTTTGCAGTAAGAGTTCCGGTCGTTATGTAGTCTGCAACGATTTGGCCGTCTTGCGTCATCGCAAGGCCATAAGTGCCATTGTATCCGGTCGAAGAATAGCCAAGGCCGCTATTATTAAAACGCCAAACCTTCACCGCTTCTTCAATGGTTGGTTTGTCCATGATAAGCAGTTCATAGGGTTGGCCATCTGCGTTTTTGCGCAGCACTACATAGCCACCCTTGTTCCCCGTTATCCAAGCGGTAGCGTTGGCCGCAGCAGCTTCAAGCTCACTTGAACTTGGCTTTTCGCTTATTGCTTTGTCTTGGTCTACAATAGTGTCCGCAAGGTTGGTGCTCGCTTCGCCCAATGTGACGCTTTCATAACGTCCGGCCAGCACATCGTAAACAGTTTGCACGACTTTGGCCCGTGCATTTACACCTAATTTTTCAAAGCGTACCGTTGCAATATCGCACAGGTTAAGGCGCTCCGCCGGGGCAATGGCTTTATATTCATCGGTTTGCCACAGGGGAACAAAAGATACTTTAAGTGACACGGACGGCACGCCAATGCCTTCTTTTTTGACATAAGAGGTGGCATAGGCGCGCAACTGTTCAATGGTTGGGACCTCTTGCCAAACCTGTGAACAATCCAGCGGAACTGTTCGCGGATAGGGAAAGTTCTGTGCTGATTCGCTGGAAACAACTTTTTCCGGCAGTTCCAGCACATTCCCGTCGGCGCCTTTATAGTAGGGGTAAACCCCCGTTATCGTGTTTTCGATGCTTTCTTCCTGATTGAGGTCAACCAGGTTTTTGCCGTAAGCGATAACGACCCCGCTGTCATGTCCGCGGGCATTATGCAACTTCACCGTGTAACGGTCAAATTCGTATTCTCCGCCGTACACATCCAGCACGGAACCAGTCACGCCGCCCAGCAAGGACCGTGCCGATGCCGGCTGTTCAACGGAAAAATCGGCGGTGCTTTCCTTGTCTGTCCAAAAATCAAAGGGGCACTGTTCGACAGCATGGCTCTTTAGCCCTTGAAGTGCCGCGGTGCAGCTGCCCGCCGCAAACGGAGAAACAGGGATGTGCGACAGCTGATAGCTTATGTGCTTGGCTCGGATGGTTACAACGCCTGAAAGCGGGGTACTTTTTTCGCATACACGGAACGGTTGAGGGGTTCCACTGTCGTTTGCGGGCGCAAAAATAATGCTTCCGTGTTTCAGTTCATCGAATAATGCGCCCGTGACAGGATAGTCCATCGTAAGTTCAAAGGCACCGTTTCGGTTTTCTTCAACGGTGCAGGCCAGAGCATCCGACAGCGGTCCCAGGCCGTTGCTTTCAAACTCTGTTTCGTTCTCCGCGTAAAGTCTTGGTTTCACAACGTCCACCACCTTGGTTCAATTTCTATGCGTTCGATACCGCCATCCCACGATATGCCGGTGTCACCTTCCAGCGCCGGAAACTCTGCAATGGAAACGACGCTATTTTTGTTTTCGATTTCCCGCCGGGCCGTTTCGTTTTCGCAGTCAAGCGTTATATAGTCCGCCAGTTCCAAAATGCGGCATTGTGTTCCGCCCACGGTCAGAACGCCGGGGCCGGTGCCGTAAACGGTAATAATGGGCTTCGCTGGTTGGTTGGTCGGGTTCAGCAGGGTTGTGCTTTCGCGCAAGTCCAGCGTTTCAAGGCCGGACGCAAGCCAAAACTGCGGTTTGCAGTCAAATGCAATTTCCAGTTTTCCGGCCTGTTCGACAATGCTTTCCACCGAATAGCTGCCCTGCACCCGTGCTTCGCGGAAGCGGTCTGGGTCGTAGGTGTTACGTAGCTGTTTGTACGCGGGGTCGGATTTCAAAAACTGGACAGCCCGCGCAACCGTAGTGCGGTAGGAGACGCCGTCTTCCGGCAGAATCGCGCAGCTGTATTTTACAGTTACGTTTTTATACCTGCCGTTGTCGATAATCACGTCCCCCGAACGTCCGGGCACTTCCTTGCGCTCGATGTCCCTTTCCGCGACAACGTGGTCGGGCGGGGCCAGCATTATAAGGCCGTAGGTTTCGGCGCTTTCTTTGCCCAGATAGAACGTGTTAATCACTCAAAAGCCCCCCGTTTCTTTTCCACTTCGCGGCGCACCTCAATGCCCACGCGGCGGGCGATCTCTTTAATGTCTTCGGATCCGCCGTTCTCGAAGCGTTCAATGTTCAGCTGGACAACCAGGCCGCTGGCCGTGTTGTTCATGTACCGCGACAGAATCCCGTCCAAGTGGTCGTAAAAATCGGACAACGGCAGAACGGCTTCCTGGCCTGCTTCGCCGCCTCCCAAAAGGTTGCCGCCCATCTGCCCGAAAATCTGCGCGCCGGACAAAATGCCGCCCTCTTTGTACCAGTTAATGCCGAAGCTGGGCACACTGGGCGGGTTTAGGGAAAAGTGCCCGGAAATATACGGGTGCGGAAGTTGCAGGTGCGGCAAGGACCAGCTAAAATTGAAAAAGCCTTTAATGTTTTCAATGGCATTGCGTACGCTGTTTTTTGCGCCCTCAATGCGGCTTGAAATTCCGTTTTTGATTCCGTCAAAGGTGGAAAGAACGTTGTTTTTCGCCTCCACAACCGTGCTTTTGACGGAAGAAAAAAGGTTAATCCAAAAATCGCGGAAGCCTTCGCACTTGTTCCACAGCAGCACAAACGCGGCCACAATGGCCGCAATGGCTGCAATAACAATAGATATAGGATTTGCCAGCATAAGCGCCCACAGGCCCGACAGCGCGGGCATTACGGTGCCTGTAATAAGCGGCACAACCGTGCCGCCCACAAAGCCCACAAGGCTGCCCACGCCCGTGGTAATGGTTCCTACGGCTGTAATTACCTTGCCGATAATCACAAGGGCCGGACCGATTGCAGCCACAATCAGGCCAATGGTAACAATGGCTTGCTTTTGGCCGTCGTCCATTCCGTCCAGCTTTTCCTTCGCGTTTCGGATATATTCGGCCAGCTTTTGAAGGGCGGGGGCCAGCATTGCGCTGATTGTTTGCCCGAATTCAAGCCCCGCGTTTTTGATTTGGTTTATTGCAACCTCGGTTGTGTGGCCACTGGTTTCCAGGTTTCCCAGCGCGTCGCTTGTTGCCGTTGTGCTCCCTTGAATTTCTTCAACTGCGCCGTTGAATTTTTCGGCATTGTCCCACAAAATGCTCGCGGCTTTTCCGGCTTCGGCACTGGAAAACATATTGTTTATGCTTGTGCCGCTTGCGGTGGCCTGTTCATCAAGAACGCTTAGAACGTCGGACAAAGACCATCCCTGTTCCATCGCTTCGGCCATTGTCAGGCCGCCTTCTTTGATGTGTTCCGTTCCTGCCGCAAACGCATTCGCCGCAGTAGAGCCTTGCTTCCCCAATTCGTTAAGCATACTGTTCAAGTATGTTGTGGTTTCAGCGGTAGCAACGCCGTTAGAAGTCATTACCGCATAGGCTCCGCACAATTCGTCCAGGTTTACGCATGTGCTTTTCGCTGTCGGGATAACCTTGCCCATGCTGCCGGAAAGTTCGGCAACCGTGGTTTTGCCCAGGTTTTGCGTCATGATAAGGTCGTTAGAAACCTTGTCGACTTCCGACGCTTCCAGCCCGTAGGCGTTCATGATCGTGGACAGAACGTCCAGCGCGTCGCCTGTCTCTGCAAAGCCGGCCCTTGCAAGGTCTGTTGCCTTCGATACAAAGTTTACGGCGTTGCCGGTCTTTTGCCCGGCGCTGATTGCGTTGTAGACGTTCTCCGCAATTTCTCCGGCTTCCACGCCGGTGCTGTCGGACAACTGCTTTATTTGCTTTTCAAGGTCGGAAATAGGCACTTCCGTGGTGTCTGCAATGGTCGAAACTTTGGCCATCCCGTCTTCAAAGTCCCAGGCCATTTTTGTAAGCGCTGTGCCCGCCGCTGCGGCCACGCCGGAAACCGGCATGAGCTTTTTCCCGACTCCCTCTACCTTGCCGCCGTATTCTTCGATTTTTGCTCCGGCTTCCTTTATGGCCTGGGCGGCAGCGGTGCCGAAGTCCTTCTGCGCTTTTTCCAGGTCTTCAAGGTGCTGCTTGGCTTTTTGCAGCTTGTTTTGATATTCCAGCCACGCGCCCCGGTCAATGTCGCCGTTGGCGTACTGGTCCGAAACCTGTTTCTGTACGCCTTCCAGGGTTTCCAATTCCTTGCGCGCGGCGGCCACGCTTTCGGAAAGAATTTTCTGCTTTTCGTTCAGCAGTTCGGTGTTTTCGGGATCCAGTTTCAGCGCCTTGTTGATTTCCTTCAAGTTGCTGGACAGGGCCGTGGAAGTCTTGGTAACGTCCTTTAGGGCGTTTGCAAGGCCGGTTGTTTTGCCGTTGATTTCAACGGTAATGCCCTTTAGTGTTTTGGCCGCCATCGTCAATTCCCCCTTTCTCCGTATTTTGCTTTCAGCTTTTCGGTTTCCGGCTCCGTCTGTGTGATTCTCCACGCATTGCGCAGCCACTTCCTGCCCGTTTCCGTCTGCGCCCGGTTGTATATCACACTGTCGCGCAGAAGCGCCCAGAATGTAATAATGTCCAGGTCATAGACGGCAGGCAGGGGAATGCCCGCGTATTCGGAAACCAGCTTTTCGCTTGCGCTGCACAGCGCAAACGGCACCCCCTCTCCGTCCGCTTCTGGGTAAGAGGGGGGCGTCAGTTTGGGTCGTTCTTCTTTTCGTTGGAAAGCCAGCTGACAAAATCCAGAACGAAACCGGCCAGCTGGTCCATGTCCATCCACTCCATAACCGTGTCCGCAGTAATTTTGCGGTGTTCCTTGTTTTTGGCGATAACGCGGGCCACGACTTCCGCCGCTTCCTTCGGCGTAGAATCCGGGCGGGACAGGTCGTTCATGCGGTTAAGTGTTTTAAGCTTCGGCGGCTCAATGTGAAGCACCTGTTTGTTGTCAGGTGCCTGGAATTCGTAGTAGCGTTTTTTGACGCCCGAAAGTACAAACACGCTTTTGCCCCCTCTCTGTTAGGTTGCGTTCTCGGTCAGTTCGTCGTCCATGATAACCAGGGTGCCATCGCTGTCCAGGCTCTGCGCGGTCACCTCTGCGTCCACCTGCGTGGGGTTGTCATTCTGGAAGGCAATGCTGATAGTGCCGCTGTTCTTGCCCGTTACGGTAATGCGCAGCTTGCGCCCGTCGTCGCGGGTGTGGACGAAGTGGTACAGGTAGCGCTTGCCGGTCTTGTTGGCAAGGCCGCCCAGCTTGTAAGTGCGGTGCTTGTGCTGGCCGCTTTTCCCGGTCTCGGTCACGCGGGCGGTTTCGATAAGCGCCTGCAGGTAGGCGGGGGACCAGGTGATAAGGCCGGTTTTGAGTTTCACGTCTTCCTCGGTGACGATGGTTTTAGAAACGCGGCCCTTGTCGTCCTTCACGGTCTGGCTGGTCGCTGTATATTCCAGCGTTGCGCCGCCCTTGATGTTGCCCGCGCGGTTGTCGTCGATCTCGATGGTTGCATCTTCGGGCACAGTGCCGCTAAACTCGACGATGTACAGGTCGCCGCTGCCCAGGATAATATTTTCGCTGTTGTCGATCTCTTTCATGTGTGTACCTCTCTTGTCGTGAATGAAAAAAGTGTTTGATAGGGGGTGCCGTCGGGGAAGTGATCCACGTTCACGGGGCCGCAGCCTTGCAAGGCGGCCAGAATTTTGCATTCAAGTGCAAAGTCTTTGTTTTTTGTGAAAAGGGCGACGGCCCAGGTAAGCGTTTTAATTCTCACGCGGCCCAGGTCGTCGCCGTCTTCCACTTCGTCCACGCGCACAACGTGATAGGGAAGCGGCACGGGTGCGCCGTTCGCTGGCACAACCTTTTCCGCTTCCTGCCGGATCCCGGTTTCAGCAAGCCGGGCAAGTATGGTGCTTCTTTTCATTTTGTCGCTTCCTCGCACTCGGTAACGAATTCTTGCTGCCACTTTTCCGCCGGGCGGTCAATGTGCGGGTAGGCCGGGGCAGGGGCAGGGCCTTTGTGGCCGTTCTGTAGCAGGTGCGTAAGCTGGTAATGGGCTTTGTTGTACACGGTGTACGCCTTCTCGCCGCGTGCGTTCGCGCCCGTCTGCTTGGAGGTCCAGTCTTTTGCGTATGCACCCGTCCGCTTCGGGGCGGTGCCGCGCAGTTCCTTGGCAAGTCCCTTTGCGCACTTCTCGGCAGCTTCGTCCACGGCTTCGGCCACGCCGTTGGCGTATGTCCTTAGCGTCGCGGTAAGTGCCGCCGAAAAATCAAAATCGGCCACCGCCGCCCACCTCCGTGTCGTCGAAGTCGAGCAGAAGTTCCGGCTGCTCCAGAGTCAAGTCCGTACATTCGGGCAGCGTGTCCTTGATGATCTGCGTTTGCGCAATGCCGTACTGTTTTCCGCTGATAACTACAAAAGCGCCACGCTCCACCTGGTCGGCGCGCGGTATACGGATAAGGCGTTCAACCTTGTGGCCTGCCTGTTCTGCTTCGTAGTTCCGCCGGGTGCCAATAATGCGGTCTTGGAAGCGCATATTTTTGATTACCGGTACAGGCCGCTGTTTGTCGTCCAGCCGCCACACACTGCAAAGCCCATCAAGAAAAGTTTCAAATTTGATTTTATTTTTTGCCACAGCCGAAGCCCTCCCGAAACCGAAGCATATTTAATTCGCCGCTGTATTCTTCGATGAAGTCGGCGCGTTTGCTATTCACAAAGTACCAGGCCGCCGTTATAAGCAGCTGGCGAAGTTCCCCGCTTTCAAACGAAAGCCCTGGACTTCCGGCAGTATCTCGCAGGTAGTCCAGGGCTTCTTCTATGGCGTTTTTGGTGTTGCGTTCGGTTTTTTCGTCAGGCTCCCACGTTATGTTCATGCGGTTAAGTACAGCCTGGTACAGCTGGTCGCTTACCTGCGCTGCGGTCTCCGCTGTTTCGTTCATGGTAGGCCCTCCGCGTTATCAGTTTTCTGCTTTGGTTACGACAGGGGCGACAACCTGCACCAGCGTGGCGGGGTTGGTGTCAAGGGCGGAAATGTCCAGCAGTACGAAGGCGTAAGCGTCCAAGGGGCGGGCGTTGCCCTGCAACTTGGCTTTGTAGGCGCGCTCGTCCTCGAAAAAGCGCACGCTGTCGTCCTGCACGATGGTGCCGTCCTTGCCGGTTGCGCCCAGGCCCGCGAAGTAGCGGGACGCAATGCCCAGCACGGCCTTGCCGCTTTCCAGGGCGGCGGTCTGCATGGTCTCTGCGGGAATGGGCAGAATGTCGTGCGCCCAGGTGCCGTCGGTGCGGCGGAAGGAAGTGGCGGGCATGATCTTCTGCCAATAGTCGAACGGGTTGCACAGGAAGATAAGGTCGCCGGGGTCGATGGTGCGGGCCTTGGTAGCGTCCACGGGGTCGCGGGCCAGCTTCGCCACGATGTTGCCCAGGGGCGCGGGGTCCAGCTTTTCCAGCTTTACGGCAGTCATGCGCGGGTAAACACCGCCCACGACGCTGGCGTTGTCGGATACGTCGCGGGTCATGCCGATGGGCTTTCCGTTGCCGTCGCCGTCCACAATGGCACTCTCCAAGGCCATTGCAATGCTTTCCGACAGGCTCTCGCGGACGTACTGGTCAAGGTACTGCGGCCCCAGATCGACAAGGTCCTGGCTGATACACATAAACACGGACAGCTTCAGCAGGGTCATGTTGAAGTCTTTCAGCGCGCCGGTCAGTTCCTTGGTGATTTTGTCGGTGATGTTGCCCCAGGTCGCAGCGGAAGCGGGGGCGGCATTGACGACGAAGCGGGTCAGGTAGCTGGTGTTCACGAAGCTGATACGGTCCAACAGGGGGTGTTCCTTCTTGATGGTGCCGATAACGCCGTCGATCACAGTTTCGGGCATGGCAACCTTGAAGTTGGTAATGGCCATCTTGGGATCGCCCGACTTGACGCACTTGCCCAGTTCGGTGTAATAGTTCATTTCCGCGCTGGTAAGCACATGAACGCCACGGGCGGCCATGATGGCAGCGTCCTGGTTGCGTTCGTCGGCTTCCTGCTGGGCCTGCTGCAGAACGGCTTCCTCGATGTCGCCGCAGAAGGCCGCCAGGGCCTCGGTCATTTTGGCTTCGTCGCCGGTCTGGAAAGCGGCAGCCAGCGCCGCAGCGTTCGCCTTCTTGGCGTTTGCGATAAGATCTTTGCTTCTCATGTTGTTTTTTACTCCTTTGTCATGGATTCCAGCAGCATAAAAATTGCGCTGGCCTTTTTCCCTTCGGCGGTTTCCGCCGGGGAAGCGGGGTAAGGTTCCGCCGGGGGCGACGGGGCGGTTTCGGGGGCTTTGGCGGCAGGCATGAAACTGGGCATTGCTTTTTCAAGCTGCATTTGCGGGGCGGCTTCCATCGCGGCGCGGTATTGCCGAATTGCTTCGTCAAGGTCTGCGTCCGTGTCGGCGTATTCGTCGGCCAGGCCGTACTCCATGCAGTCTTCGGCAGTCAGCCAGGTTTCCGCGTTCAGCAGTTCCGACAGTTTGTCGGCGGGCAGCTTGTCGCCCGCCTTGTTCATGTAGGACTGAATTGCCGCCAGGTTGATAACTTCCAGGTCGTCGGCAGCCTTGCGCAGCTGTGTTGCGTTGCCGTAGGCCGAAGCGGCGGCGTTGTGTACCATCATGCAAGTATTGCGCGGCATGATAATTTTGTCCGCCGCCATAGCAATGACAGAAGCCGCAGAAGCGGCGTATCCGTCAATGTATGCCACAACAGTGGCGGGGCAGCGGCGCAGGGTGCTGTAAATTCCCAGCGCTTCCTTGACGCTGCCGCCCACACTGTTGATATACAGGTTCACGGTGTCGCCAGCCGCCGCGCCGTTCAGGTTATCGACGAAGTAGCGCTGGCTTGTCTTGCTTTCCACGGTGGTTTCCTCGCCGGTGTACCAGTTCCGCGTTTTTTGGTCGGGGGCGATAGTGTCCACCAGCCAAAAATTGAACGTCTTCCCAGTCGTTCCGGCCTGCATAACTGCTTCCATTCCGATTCTCATTTTTTACTTCTCACCTCCTTTCGGTGCCGCAGCCTGCGGCTGTACTTTTTCCATGTTTTTGGTGCGGTTGTATTCGCTTGCCCACTTTTCGGGGATCGGGTCGTCTTCAAACTTTTCGCGCAGTTCGTTGACGTTATAAAGCGCGTCCTGCACCAGCTTGTCGGCCTTGTCGGCCACGTCGAAAACGTCCACAAGGCGAATGTGCGTAGTGTCAACCATCATCTTCCAGCCGTTCAGCACGTCCTTGCCGTAGGCTTTGCGGTTGATTTCGGTTTCAATCAGCCGCAGCGGCGGCTTTACGCCGAAGGACAGCGTGCTGCGGATAGCTTCGTCAATGTTTGTGACTTCGCCGCGCAGCAGGCTGGGTGCGACGTGGTAGACGTTGCAGGCGCGGTCTTGGGCCTGTTTGATAAGGCTGTCCAAGTCGCTTATTTCGTTTGCGCCCTTCTGCGTGGCTGCTCCGTCCTGCGGGACGTAGTGGAAGCCATCAAGCAGGGGAAGCACGGCGTTCTTGTTCTCGAAAAACGTTTTGAATCGCTCGTTCATCAGCTTGTCCAGATCGGTTTCAAACGTCTTTTTGCCACGGGCCTGGCCGGAAATTTCCAGTATACCGCTGCGCCCGCCCGACTTCTTGTACTTGTCCAGTGCTTCCTTCATTGCTTCGCTGTACAGGCCGCGCAGGTTCGCCAGCAGTGCGGCAGCGTCCTGGTTTGCCAGCCGGAAATAAAACACGTCCGGCTCCGTAAGCGTGTAGGAAAGCGTTAAATTGTTGCAGGTTACGCCGGTATACACGCACGGGCGGAAGGCGTACTCGGTTCGTGTGAAGCTGTCGGCCAGGTACAGCGCGCCGCCGCGCTCGAAAACCAGCGCTTCGTTGAAGCGCAGCAGGCGGGCTACAAGCAGGCGCTTGAATTCCGCAGCGTTTTGGTTTGGGTTCGGCTCCACGTTGAAGCTGTACCAGTCTTCGCCCTTCTTACGCTCTCCGGCCTGGTAGGTGCGCCACTCGCACAAGGAAGCCGCCGAAGCGATCAGGTCAATGGTCGAAAAAATAGCCAGTTCTTCGACATTCAACCGCTGCTCTGCGGTTGCGCCTTGCAGGACGATATTGCCCGAAGCGTCGCGCGGGGCCAGGTCCAGCAAACTGCTTATAAAGTTTGCAAATTTCAAGATTTCACCCCCTTTCCGCGTGTCTTAGTAGGTGTAAACGTCCGGCAGGTCAGCGGAAGAATAGTCCGCTGCCTGCATTTCGTCCTGCTTGATAACGGCAGCCACGAAGGCCGCAACCATTGCCATAAAGCCGTCCGTTTTCCGGCTCTTAGGCTCATACTTTCCAAACGATATATTGCCGCGCTTGTCGATAAGGCGGCAGGCGTTGTTCGTGTACCAGCGCATTAGCATACTGTCGCCCCAAACAATGCGTTGGCTTGTAAACGCGCTTGTAATGATGGGCGCAACCTGGGATTGTTCCGGCGTGTATGTCAGCTTTACGTTGCCGGTGCGCTTGTCGGTGCTGAATCCCGCCGAAGCGAAGGCTTTTGACAGCAGGGTATAGCGGTAATGGTCAATGCCGCCCAGCAACAAATTGTATTTTTCGCCTTGTTCTACTATCCAGTTGACCGGCGTTTCCGGGTCGATCTCTGGCGCGTCTACCATCGTTAATTCTCCCCGCGCTTCGGCTTCGGCAAGCGGAAACTGGATCCGTGAAAGTGTCTTGCTTTGTGCGCAAACCCATGTGTGCGTTATCCAGTAATAAGTTCCCTGGATTTCCCACAGCACGCCAGCGGCAACAAAGTCCTGTGTGCTGGCGTAGTCAACGCCCCAAACTGCCGGGTGCGTTTCCAGGCCGATTCCTTCCGGGATAGGCCGGGAAGCTGCAAGAATATTTTCCCAGCTGGTGACTTCGGCTTCCTTGTCACCCTGCGGGCGGTTCATGCGTTTGGTTGCAAAAGCGCCGTGCCCTGCCGGGTCTTCCTTGTATTCCTCAAATTCAAGTTTGATTTCTTCCAACAGTTCGGTGCGTGCTGGGTCGTACAAAGACGGGTTTGCCTTGCCCCACATTTCCGGCTGCATAATTTCCGCGTCGCTGTCCAGGCGGCATATAAAATACAGCCAGCCGCTGTCCGGGGTGTTGCCTTCAAGTACTTTTTCAGCCCTGGCTGTGTACTTGTCCAGCGGGCCGTCGCGCACGTCGCCTTGTGTGGTTATGAACGTGCGGCGGGGAAGGCGACGCTTGCCCAGACCGCCCACCGCAACGTCGATTAGTTTAGAATTTTCGTAGGCGTGCAGTTCGTCAAAATCTACCTTGCCGGGCCGCCCGCCGTCTTTGGTCTTTGGGGCGCTGGTGTGGTATTTTATCCGGCTCATGGTCGCCTTGTTGACAATTTCTTCTTTTGTCCAGGCAAAGAATTTTTGAAAATAAGGCTTGTTCCCGTCCAGCAATTCGTATATGTCGTCGAAGGTCGCGCGGGCCTGGTCTTCCGCCGTGGCGAAAATGTCAATGTTGTAATGCTTTACCCCGTTTATGGGGGTGACAAGTGCAAAATCTTCATAGGCCAGGTAGCCGTTTTTTCCAGCGCCGCGTCCAACCTCAATAAACAGAATGGGCCAGCGCAACGCGCCGCTTTCTGTGTAGGTGCAGTTATGCAACGCGAAAACGAATTCTTCCCACGGCAAAAGTTTATATTCAAAATATTTTTGCAGGCCCATATAACGTTCCAGCTGTTCGTCGTCAACGTGTATTTTCTCATTCTCAAACGCAGCCTTTACACGCTTGATAAGCAGCAGCTGTTCGCGGCACATCGGCATTTTGCCGCTTTCCACGATGTCAATATAGGCTTGTATTCTCGGATTCATCCCAGATCGCCGCTTCCGTCGGTTTCCGGCGGCCTGCAAGTGGCCGTTGTCAGCCCCATTTCGCGCAAGATGTGAAGCATACGCTGGTTATACAGGGCGGCGGCCTTTATTGCGGGGTTTTCCTTGTCGTATTCTTTCCCGGCTGCGCTTACTGCGGTGACGGTCAAGCCTTGTTTTTTAACTGCGGCCTGCATTTTCCTCTCCATGCCGAAGAAAAAAATATAATCGTCCAAAAGTTCTTGATAGTGCAGAAGATCGGCACCGCAGTCTTTCAACTGCTTTTCAAGGCTTGCCCGGATTTCCTTTTCCTTCTTCGTCAATTTCTGCACCCTCTTTCCAAAAATGCGTGATTTTTTCGGCTTTTTGCAGCACCCCCTAAAAATTGCGGATATAAGGTACCCGCGCACGGGCGTATTTGTTGGCGGCCTTTTGCTGGCCCATTTTTTCCTCGCGCGCGCAACCTCGCGGCTTTGTCGTGGCTGTTCCTCGGTCTCCGTCCGCCGGGGAATTTTGATTTCGCGGGGCGGGGGGTATGCTGTAAAATTACCAGCGTTCCGGCGTGGCAGGTGCGGCCCGCTTGTGGTGTCGGTCCCAGTGGCAGGAAGCGCACAGGCAAACAAGGTTGATGTTCCCGGCTTCGTCGTATTCGGACAGGGCCAGGTCTGGCCGTTCGCGCAGCGGCTTGACATGGTGTACAGTAACGCCGCGTTTATTCACCGCCGGTGCTTTGTGTGCGCAATCCCAGCAACGGCGGCGCTGGTGTTTTAACACTTCCCGCCGCAGGCGTTTCCATTCGCGGCTTGTGTAGAAGCTGTGCAGGTTGCCGTTTGCAATCAACTGCAAAACCCATACAGCGGGCCACGAATCCGGGTTATACTTCGCCATAGCGTTTCACCTTGTCCCGCCGGGGTTTTCGTTCCTCGTATATGCAGTGCGGCAGTGCGCAAAGGGGTGTTGCCGTTTTCCTGTCGCGCCACACACAGGCGGCGCAGCGCTTTTCTTCCTCTTTCTCTTTTTTGGTGTTCTTCACGCGACCCGCCTTCTTCCTTTTCTGGGTATAGAAAAAGCCAGGCTTTCCCGCCTGGCTTTTGCAGTTTGAATATATCACAGACCGAATGTAAACAAAAAGCAAGTAATGTAAACTTTTGACAAATAAAAAGTTGCGTTTTCCGCGCCGTTGTGCTGGTTTTAGCTTTTCAAAAATATTTTTTTCAAAGCCTCGCCGTGGGTCATTGTGGCCCATTGCCGTGACTTCCCGCAGGCTTCCGCAATCTGTTCCCAGTTCATGCCGTTAATATAGCGGCGGCGCAGGACAATGCGCTGGTCTGCCGTCGGCGCGGTTTTGATAACGGCCTGCACTTGGCGGTGCGCCTTGTTCATTGCGTCGACAGCTGCGGCCAGTTCCCGGCGCGCGTCTTCCAGGGATTCAGCGGCAAGTTCAACCTTGCTTGTGCCTGTACTGCCGCCGTGCGGCATACCCGATAGGGAAGGGGAAGCGCCGGTGGCCGCTACCATAAGCCGTTCGGTTTCGTCCTTCCAGTAGCGCCATTCTTTCGACGCTTCAAGATAGCTGTTCAGGATCTCTTTTTTCTTTGCGCTCTCCACCTGTTTGCCCCCCTGCGGCGATTACCCGCCCCCATTTGGTTTTCGGTTTGTAGCCCGTCCGGTTCCACATCCTTGCCAGCGTCGCGGTTGCGCTGTCGAAGGCTATAGCGGCCAGCCTGCCCAGCGTGCGCATAATTAACCAGGCTGCCAGCAGGACAACGGCCACAGCGGCCACGGCCCCGGTTAATATAGCCGCAAACCTCATTGTGCTTTCAAAACTACCTACAAACGCTTGATACAATGTGTAAAACATCGGTGTTATTTCCTCCACTTTTCTGCTTTGCTGCAGAAGTCGTCAGCGGTATTTTCCCCATACAGTGGGCAATCAACAGTTGCCCAGTATTTGCACTTCGCGCAGGTTATAACCCGGATATGTTTTACGGCACGCTGATATACTCCAACGGCAAGGCTTGAAACAATCGCAATCACAAATGCCCCGACAAGCGGAATTATCGGCAAGGCAATAAAAATATAGGCCATCATTGCACACCAGAACCAGATTGTATCGGTCGTCATTTTTTCTTCTCCTTTCGCGCTTTTGTGGTGAAAATGTTACTCGACCTGCTTAATTAGTTCTTTCAGTGCTTTTGCCAGCGCGCCGGTGAATTTGTCCGCAAGTTCCTGCTGCCCGCTGTCGCGCATTTCGTCGGCCAGGTCCATAATTGCCGCCGCTTTCTGCTGCACATCCTCAAAAAGCAAGGCAAACTTTGCGCCCGCCGGGCTTTGCTGAATTCCTAATTTCTTTTGCAGCGTGTCGGCCTTTTCCTGGGCTTCTGCGGCAATCTGCTGGGCCTTTTCCAGTTCGGCGCGGTCTCTTTCTTTCTGCTCTCGTTCAGCTGCCTTGCGGGCCTTGTCTGCGGCTTCTGCTTCACGCCTTACCGCGTCGGCTTCTGCGTCCCGCTTGGCTTGGCGGATTTTCTCGGCGGCGGCCTTTTCGGCTTCCCGCCGGGCGGCCTGGAGTCGTTCTTCCTGTTTGGCTTCGGCTTCTTCCAGTGCCTTGCGGTGCTGTTCCCGCAGGGCTTCCAGGTCTGCCGCCGCTTTGGCTTCGGCTTCCGCGCGGGCCTGGTCGGCGGCCTTTTTCAATTCGGCTTCAACGTCAACTTCATGGGCTTCCGCTTCGGCGGCAGGCGGTGCGGACAGAAGAGAAAGCTGCTCGGCCATGTCGTTCTTTTCGTCAATCAGCTTTTGCAACTCGGTAACGGTGATATTTGCCAGGTCTCCGGCCACTTCTTCCCGGTCCTGCGGCCCCAATTTTGCCAGCAGCGCCAGCTTCGTAACGCCCGCCGCCGCGTTTTCTTCAATCAGCTGCGCGGGCAGCTTCTCCACAACGCTGATGTAAGTATAGGCCTGGCGCTGGCGAATGTGGACGGCCTGCTCTGTGTAGTCTCCGAAGGTCTCAAAGCCCAGCGCCTTATATTTGCCGCTGTCGCGCATACGCTTTAGTTTACGGCCCAGATCAAGTAGGCTGCTGGCGGCAGCCTGGGCGGCGCTCACAATCTCATAATGCAGGCCGATGGCTTCTGCCTGTTCCGGCGTTTCGTTCCCTACAAGGGTAAGCTGCTTCATTTCGTCCATTGTCTGTTCCTCCTGTTATGCTGCTGCTGTCTTGGCATGGTTCGGGTTTACGGTCTTTTGCTTGTGGTCCAGCCATGGCTTGACGACTTGGCAAAGCCATGCCTGTTCAAATGCTTCCACTTCCGGGGTTCTTGCGCAGTTGTGCCGGCCACGGTTCTGTAAAACCTTACCCGTGGCCGTGTCCAGCTGCAACGTGAAATAGGATTCTCTGGGGCTTTCGGTGTGTCGGATAAAGAAAATGCTTTCGCCGTTGCAATGCGCCTTGCCATATCCGCCGACGCAATGGCCCAGCGCCTTGCCTTCAAGGATCAGCTGTTCTTCGGATTCCGCCGGGGTGATAATAAGGCCCATGTATTCCCAGCGCAGTGCTTGCAGGCGCTTTGCCATTTTCTCGAATTTGCCGCGCAGGGCTGCGTCTTCCCTGTAACGGATTGCAGCCGTTGCCCTGGCCTGGGCTTCGGTTACGCTGTGCGGGAAGGCCACAACTTCGCTTTCAAGGTCAAAGCCCGCGCGTTCCGCGTCTTTCCAGTAGTCCACACAAAAGCCCACCGTGCCGCCTATGCTGTGAATTTTGCGGGTGCTCTCTTGTTGCTTCCGTATGTAGTTCCATACGCGCACCAGACCGAAGCGCTGCACAGTCCAAAGGTTCTTGTACTTGTCCGCAAAGGCCACTCCTTCGCCGCCCAGCGTGTCGGCGTACTCCCTGGGCGCCCCGTTGCGCAGGCAGACGGCAACGGCGTGTTGCTGCACCCCAATGTCCCACGCTCTGCGGCCTTGGGCTTTGCTGGCGGCCTTGTATTCCGGTTTGCTCATGTACAAGGCTTCGTGCGGCTTCTTCGCCTTCCAGTTTACCCAGTCCAAGCCGGTGACGGACAGACCGCCGTTTTGGCTGGCGGTCAAGTCCACCAGTGCCGCACACAGTGCCGGGCTGTTGCGGGCAATGTTTTCAATTTCCGGGTGCCGCATATATATCCGGGCATAGTGCAGAAGGTCAATGCCCTGCGCCTGTTCTTCCAGCAGTTCCAGCTTCGCGTTTTCCAGCCGCGTGCCTTCGTATACGTCGGCAGCGTGCGGCAGGATTGCCGAAAAATTGCCGTCTGCAACCTGGAAGCGGCGCATTTCATACCAGCAGCCCGTATAATACATGGTTGACATACTGGAATAGCCGCTGCGGTCCATTGCTGTGAATCGGTGCCAGTGCCCGCCGGGGTCGATAACATAGGCGTTGCGCTGTTCCACGATTGTGCTTTCCCAGTCGTACCCGGTTTCGTGAATTACGGCCCAGCAGATAAACATAACACAGCCGCCCGCTTTGCGGATTTCCCATGGGTATGCCTTCTTTACGATGGGCCAGCGGTCAAGGCGCTTTTCGTGTGCCACCAGCGCCGCCGTGCCGCAGTTCGGGCAGTGTATTGTTTCGCCGTTGCGTCTCGGCCCTTCTTCGGTGTCAAAGTACGGGTATGCGCCGCCCTCACCCGGCAATGCTATTGTTGTATGCCACGATTCCCCGCAGGCTGTGCAGTTGCAGGCTGCATATTTTTCCCGTATGCCCGTTAGGGGGTCGGCCAGCTTTGTGGTTTTGTATCGAATTAGTTCTTGCTGGTGTACTTTCCCGTTGCGCTTCAGCCACGCCCACAGCGTTTCCGGGGCCATTCCCGGCGTTTTCGGCAATGCTGCCAGTATGTCCATATTGCGCCCCCTTATAGAAAATCTTCAAGGCGGATTGCCTTGCGGCGGTGTTCTGCCGGGGCCGCCTGTGTTTTGGCGGTGACAATTTCCAATTTCGGGATTCCGTAAAATTCCCGGATAATGCGGTCAGCGTCCGCAGGGCCGCAGAAGCCCACATTGCCCGTGCGGTTCTTGCTGGCAAATTCCGCGATTTTCTTTTCGCAGTCTACAATCCCCATGCCCGTGGTTCCCAGGTCTTCGGCAACGATCTTCGCGGCGGCAGGCTGGCCGTTCAAAATGTCGGCAAGCTGCTGGCCTACGCACCAGGCGGGCGTTCCTGCTCCGGCTTTCTTCTGCTGTGCTTCGATAAGGCTTAAAGCCTTTTGTAAATCATTCATTGCATTTCCTTCCTTCGTGTTTTATGTACTCGGTGAATATCCAACCATTTGGCCGGGCGTACTTCTCGATAAAAAGGCGGCGGCGGTACACATAGGACCCCTGCAAGGCGCGGATTGCTTCGTGCTTTACCTCGACAACTTCCACAGTGCCGTTTGTGTATTCGATTACAAAATCCGGCGTGTAGTGTGCAGCGGGCAGGCGCAGGCCGCAATAATCGCTTTTCGGCAGAAGTTCAAATTTCTTGTGCCGTTCCACGTTCGCCACGGTTCCGGCCAGTTCTTTGGGCCATATATATGCCCGGTAGTATTCTTCTTCCAGTGCGCTGCCACGATCAGACCCGCCGGGCCGAAGCGCCGGGCCGTCCCTGGCCTTCTGCTGCCTGTCCTTGGCAGCTGCCGCCCTGCGTCTGCGTTCCAATTCTTCGCGCACCTGCTTTTGTGCAGCAGGCCCCAGGCGTTCAATGTCGATTCCCACGGCACGGCCCCCTTCGTCGAAGTTTTAGGCTTATGTGCCAGCCCATGAATTCGTTATAGCTTGCGCCGGCTTCGTTCAAGTCCCAGCCGGGGTATTTTTTCGCCCAGAATTCCGGGTCGTACAGCCGCCCGTCGGTGCAGATTTTTTGCACTTGGCGGCGCGTCCATTTCCCGTCCGCCGGGGGCGGTGTTATCGGGTTTTTGATTCCTCGGCTTCGGAAATATCGGTGCTTTCGCTTCGGGTATTTCAGCATATAGTTTGCCAAGGCTTCCAGGCTGTTCTTGTCCATTTGCAGGCGGTCAGTGTTCACGCGGCCCAGGCGCACGCCCTTGCGGTGCCAGCAGCTTTCTATTTCGTCGCGGGTCAACTCGCACCGCAAAATTGTGTGGAAGTGTGGGGCAACGGCTTTTTGCCCGGTGTCTGGGTTTTCCTCTGCCCACTCCATCACGGCCAGGCATTCCGGCTTCGGCAGCCCCCGTGCCCTGCATTTCTCTTTTATGTGGCGGTAGAAGTTCCTGAAATCTGCCCACGCCTGTTCTTCGGTTTCCGGGCGATATTCCGGCGCATAGGTTTGCGTTGTGTGGGTGTCTTCCTCGGTGAAGTTGGTATTTACCAGCTGGCGGAACAGCCGCCGGGCGTTTTTGGCGTTTTGGTTCTGCTGTGCCTTCGACGATCTGCGCAAGTCGGCAGCCCTTGCCAGCTCCTGGTCCAGCGTTCGGCTTTGCTCTGTTCCGTTCATGGGGTAGATTTCGACTTCCTGGTAGTTCGCGGCGCTTTTACTTGTGCCGCACAGGAAGCGGCGCTCACGTTGAAAAGATTTTGTGCCCATACTCTGCCTTTCTGCATTTCCCGGAAGGTTCTGCTTTCGGTAGGTGGATAGAATTTTCTTCTTTCTGGGTAGACAAACGAAAAGGGAACGCTTGCAGTGGACAACGCCGGGCGGCCTGTCTTAGTCTTTGCTTTCCGTGGTCTTGCTTGGCCGCCCTCTGTTTTCCCCTGCACCCCTTTCCCCGGCAGGAAATAACCGTCGCTATTTTACTACCCCATACAAGCCCTTCATGGCGGCTCTGGCCGCCTGCGAAGGTTTGACAACGTGCCGCAATTCCTTTATAATGAAGGTGTTATATTTTTACCTCGGCACATTGTAGGCCGCCCCTCTCCACAGGGGCGGCTTTCTTTATTGCCTTTTGCAGTCAAGTGCAAAGGGCGCTTTTTGTTTCCTCAAGCCACGCCAGCCCCTTTTCGTGGTAGCTGGCGCTTTGTTCGATAAGGATATACCGCCGCCCGGCTTTAATGGCGGCCACGCCGGTGCTGCCGCTGCCTGCGAAGAAGTCACAGACAACCGCGCCCGGCCTGGTATGTGTTCGGACCATCCGTTCCAACAGATCAACGGGCTTTTGCGTTGGGTGGATGGGATGCCCGCCCGTCGGTTCATCCGACAGCCAAACATTGCAATGGTTTGCATCAAGATTGTGGACAAAGCGGGCATTGTCTGTCGCCTGGATCTGTTCTTCGTATTGTTTCACAAGCCGGGCCTGTTCTTCCAGCAGGCTGTCGAAGTCTCGGTAGCCTTCCCAGCTGTCCAGTTCAAACTTTGCCACAATGTCCAGGTAGGTTTCCCGCGTTGGCAAAAGCCATTGACTGCTTCCCCAACGGAAACAGTGGTCTGCTGCTTGTCCGCAAGCGTCGATTATCTGCTTTTTGGTTTTGCCGGTGTATTTCTGCGCGGCGCGGAAGTATTCACGCAGCGGGCCGAAGTTGTTCATGTCCAGCTTTGCCAGTGCCAGCCCCGACTTGTTCCAGGCTGTGCCCGGTTCGCCCTTTACCAGTACAATGCAAAATTCTGTAATGTTAAACCAGCTTCGCAAAGTGTTCCCGGTTCCGGGGTTCGCCCATAGCTTCTTCCGGAAATTCGGCTTCACCCATACGGCCCAGGAATTGAAAACAAACTGTGTCCAGTTTTCCAACCAACACAGCAGGCGGGCCACTTGTTGCAGGTCATTGTGCCAAAAGGCCAGCGTTCCGTTCAGCTTCAGAATTCTTTCTGCTTCCCAAAAGGCGCGGGCCATAAAATCGTTATATTCTTGCTGATTCTCGAAGGTGTCCCACTCCGCTTTCTTGACGAAGTAGGGCGGGTCTATAAAAACCATGTCCACGGTTTCGGTTTGCACCCCTTCCAGCAGCTTGAAGCTGTCGCCCAGCAGGAAACTGTCGGGCCGTATCGCGCCGAAGTCGTACAGATAGAAGGGAAGCATTGCGGGGGCTTTCACAGTTTCACCCCCTGAGCCGCCGCAATCTCTGCCAGATCGGCGGCGTTTATGCTGTTCAGCCAGCACCAGCTTTGTGGTGCGCGGTCCATGTGAATGGCTTCAAGCGGCACAGGTTCCGGCAGCCGCCGGGGGTTCTGCACCTTCAAGCCGTACAGCCAGCCGCCGTCGCGGTATTGTTCCAGCTGTTCAACGGATAGGCCGGACAGCTTCGCCATCGTTTCGTCGGCTGGATCCGCGGTTCCGATGTAGCCGGGGCAGTCGAAGAAGCCGACAACCGCCCCCGCGCCGCCGTGGGCTTTGGTCTCATACATGACAACGCGCAGAGGGTATTCTGCGTGTTTTTCTGTGTTGGGGTTGTAACTTGGTACACGTTTCCGAATTTCCATTTTCTTCTTACTGGACAGAATTGCCGCCGCCCAGTTCTTGCGGATACTCAACAAAATACAGTTGTCCATTGCGCGGCCCTCACGATTCCCACCAGTATGTTGCTGTCATGTCGGCCAAGTGCAGAAACAGGGCCAGCGCGTAACGTTCAAACGCCTTGCCCATTTCGTTGTAGCAGTCATGGTCGCGGTACGCGCCCATGTGCCAGCGGATTGCCGCCGCTTCCTGGTCGGTCAGTTCCATGCCCAGGTGCTGCAAGATGTACAGGCTTTTTTCGCCATGACCCAGGGGCAGGGTGTTGTCATCATATTCATAGGTAGCTACATCCTTCCATTCCCCGTCAAGGCCACGCTGGCTCTTTGTGGTTCGGCGGTATGTGCCTGCCTTGCAAATATCGTGCAGCAGGGCACAGGTTACGGCGCTGGCGCGCAAATTCGCGTCTTCAAGTTGGTGCTGTTCCAGCAGTCCCAGCATTTCAGTCGCAACGTTGACGCTGTGGTAGCACAGGCCGCTAGGAAAAGCCCCGTGGTACTTCGTGGACGCTGGGGACGCGAAAAAACCGGTATATTCAAGGTAGCGCAGGACCGCCTTGTCGCCCCTGCGCCCCTTGACGTACTCGACCCATAGGGCCATAAACATTTCTTTGTTTTTCTTCATGGCGGCGGCTTCTTGTTCCGCAAAATTTGTGATGCTTTCAGTGCTCATGCTGTTGTGCTCCTTTTTCGGTGGAAACTTTACGTTTCAGCTGCCGGGCTTCATTTTGTAGGCGCTGAATTTTTGACGCCATGCGTTCGTATTGCTGGCCGTGCTTGCAGGCTCCGCAGGTTCCACGGTTCGGGCAGGCAGGCAAGGGGCAGTGCCGGCTTATTTTCATAAAAAATAACTCCCTTCCCATCTTAAAGGCTGTGCTGGTGTTCGTGCTTTTCGCTGCGGGTGACAATCACCGTGCCGTCCTTAACCTTGAATTTAGCCGTCACGTTTTCGGCCAGCTTAATGGCCGTGCCGCCTTTTATGTAGTCCTTGCGGACCATATCGGCAGTAGCTTCCAGCAGGCGCAGGGTGTCCGGCTCAAATTCAGCGAACAGCCCCGCAATGATTTCCCGTTCTTCCCGCTGGCGGCGGCAGGCTTTGCCGATTTCACAGTCGCATTTATCGGTTGCGTACCGGTCCGCTTCTTCCTGCGTCGGTGCCGCGAAGGGCAAAACACGAAGCTGGCCGCAGAAGCAGCAGCTTCCTGTTTTGTAGGTCGGCGGCTCCCAGTAGGGGGCAGGCGCGGCCAGCTGGCGGCAGTACCGCATAATTGTGGCTGCCGGGTGGAATTCTGCCCATTCCTTTTCATCGGCCTTGCGCTTGGCGTACAGGTCGAAGGCGCGGGCATACAGTTCCGGGGCGTATAGTTCCGGGCGGTATGCACTGCAAGCGGATCCTGTACAGCGGGCCGTATAAGCGGTATGCCCGCAGCGGCCCGCCTTCATCTTCCCGGCCACGCAGGGGCTGTCCATGCGCAGGGCCGGGCGCTGCTGCTGCCAGGCCTTTGCCCCCACGCAGTCGCACGCGCCGAGCGCCCATTCCATTGCTTCCTTTTCGCTGTCGAATCCATTGTCCGGGCTTTCCACTTCCTTGCCGCAGCAGGGGCATGGGACGAAGAAGCCATCGGCAAAGTGTACCGCGTAGTCGGCGCGGCCTTCGGCGGCGGTTTCCGCCGGGGTGCGTTCGTTCTCGTTCATAGTCGGCCTTCTTTCCTGTATTTATCTGCCATAAAGCTAAGGACTTTGTTTGACAGCAACGAAAGTTCAAATTCTGCCCGGTCAACATCGCCGGGCAGAGAAGCCCTGCCGCGCGACTGCATCCAGCCATCATAAAACAGACGCATGGCAGGGTGATTGATGTTTATAAAGTACCAGGGAATGTCTGTGCTTCTTTTTTCTGCCACGGCGCGGCGGTCTTCCAGCACCAGGGGCGCAAGGCGTTTTATAAGGGCGGCGCGTTCACCTTCCATGCTTGTACCGCCCTCCGTACATTTTTCTATTAAGAAAAGCCGCGGCGCAACGGGTGCAGAGCTTGCCATCCATGCTTCCGGGGTAATTGCATTCAAATGCAAGCCCAACCTGCTGTGCCAGATATTCAGAGCAGGCCCAGGTCCCAAAGGAAGCTGCTGCCGCTGTCTTGGCGTCCAGGTTGCGAATGCCCCGCAGCGCGTTGTCCGCGCAACCCACAACGGCCACCCGCGTTTCCAGGTCAAGGCTTTGCAAATATTCAAGTACGGTCATTCGCGGGCCTTCTTCCTATTTTCGCGCAGCTGCTTGTCGTGCCTGGCTTTCATTTCCTTTACTTCCTGGGCCGTTACGTTACTAGGCCATTCTTCCGGCGGCATATTCCAGATATACCGGCGTTTAATGGGCGGCTGGCGGTCAAGCGGTATCGGCTCAATGAAGGCTTCCCGGCTCAATCCGGCTTGCAGCGCTTCCTTTTCGGTGGTTCTCATTGCGCCGTCCCTTCCATGTATGCAGCCGTTACCGCGTCAAGCTGGCGCTGTAAGTCTTCGGCTTCGGTCTGGTATTCGTCGGCGCGCTGGTTGGCTCCGTCAAGTTGGCATTGCAGGCGGTCAGCTTCGGCGCGGTAGTCCTGTGCGCGCTGTTCGGCGGCCTGGGCCGTCTGCCGGGCGCTGGTCTTTAACAGGTCGTAGGTTTTACGGGTTTGCAGGCCGTCCCATGCGTACCACGCCAGCGCGGCAAACATGGCGGCCAGACAGGCCGCGCAGGTGCGGCGCAGGATCCTGTTTTCTCTTGCAAGCCGCCGGGCGGTCCGGTTCGGCTCGGCCATGGGTTTCGCCGGGGCGGGCAGTTCAAAGTGCAGGCAGATTGTTTCCATCTTTCGTTCCCCCTTAGTATAAAAACCAGGCCCCTGCTGTAAGGCCGACAATTAGTGCAACTGCGCTGCATATTGCCCTTAGAATCCACAGCAGACCATAAAAGAAAAGTACGTCAATGGCTGCTATTGCCAGAATGGTAAGAAGTGTTCTGTAAGGTCGTTTCATGCTGTGAATTTCTCCCTTCGTTTTCCTGCCGCCTTATGCCGCAGCCCTCTTGCGTTCGCGTTCTATCAGTGCCGCAATGCGCTGCCCTGTTTCGGTTTTCAGCCAGGCCGCCGTTTCTTCCGGTGTGGCCCACAGCCGGCCGCGACAGATTGCCGCGACAAGCGGGGCGGCCTGTTCTTTGTTCAGCGTTCGCATACTTTCAACCTCACGCGCTTTCGGTGTTGAAAAGGTCGGCAATTCCGCACCCTAACACTTCGGCCAGCTTCGGCAATTTCAGAGTGTCGGGCACCGCTTTGCCGCTTTCCCACTGTGAAACCGTGCTTTGTGTGACTCCCACAGCTTCGGCAAGTTCTGCTTGCGTCAATGCTGCTTTTTTTCGCAATTCCTTAATATCGCGCATTGCTTTTTGTCCTTTCCGTTGTATTAGCTGTGCAAATATTAGCTTACTTGATATTTTACTCAAAATATTAGCTTTGTCAATACTGAATTATCAATTTTACTAATATTTTTTGTATTGCACGTTTCTTCGTCCAGCGCTATACTATAAAATATAAGCGCTACTAATAAGTAAAGGCGGCGGAAATATGAACAGGATAAAGGAAGCACGGAAAAATGCAGGTATAAAGCAAACCGACTTGTGCGCCCGGCTTGGCATTTCACAGGGGGCGCTTTCTGGCTATGAAAACGGGAAGTTTGAGCCGGATTGTTCCGTTTGGCTTCGTTTATCTCAAATTTTTAATGTTTCTGTTGATTACCTCATGGGCGGCAACTACGCACCGCCCGCCGCTTCTTCGCTCTCGCCGGAAGATGTGGCACTTTTGCGCAAGTTCCACGCCCTTGACGATATGGCCCAGGCCCGTATTTTGAACAGCTTGGATTTTGAATACCAGGCTGCCACACGCCAAGAACGTGCAGAATCGTCTATTTCCCCGGCATAAAAAAATAAGCCCGCCGTGCGGCGGGCGCTGGAGGTTTTGTTCTATGGGTCTGTTCGTTTTTTTCAATAAGCCAGCGCTTCCTGACGTCGGAATTTTTGCTGAAGCCTTGGTCAATTATCGTAACGCGACGGCAAATGGCAGCGGTTTCAGTTATGAGGATCAGGCCGCCGCGTGTGCTAGGCTGCTATCCTCAATATCGCAGACCAAGGAATCTGATATTCTTCGCATATTTCACGCAGAGGGCAAAAGAGAAAAAGGCTATTATTGCCACAGCACTCTTGGCGTGTTGTGGAATGGCGGCAACTATTTGAAAGATTTGTCTGCGGAAGTTGAACGCAAGATGAAGCGGTTCAATGCACTTTCCAAGAAAAGCAAGGAATTTGCTTCCAGCTTGTGCGCCATCCCTCTTGCGCCTGTCCTTGTCGTAGATTCTGCACCGCCTCTTCGCAGGGGCGCACTTTCTGATATGCCAGACGTGAGGTATTCAACAATTACCAAAAGCTTCAACGCTGACAAACTCCCTAGCTTTGTTGTAATTGATACGGAAACAACCGGCTTGAAGGTTCAGGGTGGGCGCATTCTTGAATTGTCGGCCATTCGGTACGAAGATTTCCGCCCGGTTTCTGCGTGGTCTACCCTTGTAAATCCTGGCAAGGCCATCCCGCCAGAAGCGAGTGAAATTAACCATATTAGCGACGCTATGGTTTCCGATGCGCCCAAGCTTGAACAGGTTGCTTGTTCCTTCCTTGATTTCGTCGGCTCTTCTGCCGTTGTTGGTTATAACCTCCCTTTTGACCTGAAATTCCTGTTTGCTCGTGGCGTTGATCTGTTGTCTCAAAAGCGAAAATACTATGACGTTCTGGAATTAGCGCGAAAGGCATATAAAAAAGATTTGGACAGCTTTTCTCTTCAAGACGTTTCCGAATTATGCGGTGTTTTTCGTGACGATGCGCATAGAAGCCTTTCTGACTGTTTCGCAACCGGCATTGTGTTCAAAAACTGTGTTGAAGATATCACTGGCAGGTAAGCCCTCCAGGTGTACGGTTGTCAGTTTCGAATCTGAACGGGGGACAGTATGCGGGCATTTATTTACTGCCGATTTTCCAGCCATAAGCAGCAGGAACTTAGTATAGAGGGCCAGCGGGATATTTGCCAGGAATACGCCGACAAGCACAATATAACCGTAGTCGGCCAGTACGCAGACCGGGCGCGCAGCGGCAAGACGGAAAACCGCGCCGACTTCCGGCGGCTTATGCGCGACGCGGCCACGGGCGTGGTTGATTGCGTTCTTGTGTGGCGGTATGACCGCTTCTTCCGCAATCGTGCCGAAAGCGCCCTGTATCGCAAGCAGCTGGAAGCCGCCGGGGTGCATTTAATCAGCGTTACCGAATACATACCGGAAGGCAGTGCCGGCATAATTACGCAAGGCATGATTGAAACCGTTGCCGAATATTTCAGCGCGAAGCTGTCCGAAGATGTCAGCCGGGGCATGAATAAGGCCGCCCAGCATTGCCAGATCGTCGGGCGCGCACCGCTTGGCTATCGGGCAGGCCCGAACAAGCGCTGGCAAATAGACCCCGTGGGGGCCGAATTGGTGCGCCGGATTTTTGAATGGTACGCCAGCGGCAAGGCCATGGGCCAGCTTGCCGCCCAGCTGAACGAAGAAGGCCACCGCACAACAAACGGCACGCTTTACACCCGCAGCAGCTTCAATTCCATTTTGCGCAACGAAAAATATATCGGTGTGTACAGCTACGGCGGGGAAGTGCGAATAGAAGGCGGCTGCCCGCGTATTATTGAAGATGAATTATTTTTTACCGTGCAGCGGCGGCTTTCCGCGAACAGGCACCGGCCTGGCGCGTACAAGGCCGAAGTGCCGTACCTGTTAAGTGGGAAGCTGTTCTGCGGCCTGTGCGGCGCGCCCATGACGGGCACGGCAGGCACCAGCCACACAGGGGCGCGGCATTATTACTACATTTGCAATAATCGCCGGGCGAAAACCTGCGAAAAGAAGAACGTGCGCCTTGATTTGATAGAGGAAGCCGTGCTGCAGTCTGCGCTTGATATTCTCACCGATGAAAATATAGCCTATATTTCCGCCGAAGTGGAAAGACGGTGCGCCGAAAACAGTGACAGCGCCGCACTTCTCGCCAGCTTAAACGCCCAGCTGGAAGAAGTGCAGCGCCGACTAAAAAATATAGGCAATGCTATTGCGCAGGGAATTATAACAGAAACCACGAAGGAATTACTGGAAGAAGCCGAAGCGGACCGCACGGCCCTGCGCCAGCAGATAGACCGCGCGAAGGTGCAGGCCGCGCTTGTCGTCAAGGCCGAAGCCGTGGCCTGCTGGCTTGACGGGTTCCGCCGGGGTGATAGAACGGATCCAGACTTCCGCCGCCAGGTGTTTGGAGCGCTGGTTCATTCCGTCTTTGTGTATGACGATTATCTGAAGATTATTTTTAATGTGGACAGTGCCGGGGCCGCCGTTGTTCCTTATGAAGCCGCCCAGGCCGCCACGCCTTCGGAAGCCCCGCCGGGTTCGTATTTGGACACGTTAGGGGCACCAAAAAAAGCCGCAATGTTAATTGCGGCTTTTTCCTTTATTTGCCTAAGTATAATCTAAGAGATTGACAGGGGGAAGGCCTGGCGTCTATAAGATTCCGCCTTCTTGAACACAGCAAAGCAGTATTTCATCACGCTGTTATCATGGGGCGTTCCCGAATTGGAGAACATATTAAATTTCTTCAGTAGCTGGCGGAACTCATGGAAAGTATATTGACTATCTTGAATTATTGTAGAAGATCAAATTATCTCCTGACATTCAGACGTTGTAGGCTATCCTAAGAGTTGCTGTAATCGGCTCAAGTAGCCTTTGCAAAATACAGACATTGTGATGTAATATAAAAATGTCATTGTTTGATATATTTCACTGAGACAAGCAATTGGGCAATACTAAATAGAAAAGGAATTGTTATGGAAGAAGAAATAAAGCAAGAAAAGACTGTGGAGCACTTAACCGAAGAAATCAAAGTACTATTAAATGATATTTCTGTTCCTAATGCCAACACACAGCGTAATGATGATCAATGCGTAGATATTAATTCCTTTGAAAATCCGTTAGATCCCAATTTACTGGCATATTGCTTCGATATAATCTTGGGTTTTGATGTAAGGTACAGAATTTGCGAGAAAGTCAATTATATTATTGATTTTGATTATAAGGGAACCTTTGCCACTGTGCGACATTTTAAGATGAGTTATCGATTATCTGTACAAAAAAAGTATCGTGACGAAATCATTGCCACTTTTGAAAAAGTACATCTACTTTTGGAACAGTTGTTTACGCTTATTGGAGAGCAGGCACTGAGGGACAATGATTTCTCAATGAAAAATGAATCATATGACTATTTTTCAAAGTTAAAGTTCTATGAGAATCGAATAGAAAGCCTTGTGTATCGTAAAAAAATAATCGAGGAAAAGTGTCACGATAAATTCGACATAATTGAAATCAACGGTAAGTATAAATGCATGCGAATGAAGGGCACCGACTATCTTAATGCGCTTGAATCGGAAATAACGTATGATATAGAGGCTTATGTTGATACCTTCTTTTCTGCGCTGGAGCATGTGTTGACGCTGTTATACCCGTTTACAGATAACTTTTTAGTCGGGAAATCCTATTATAGTAATTGTATTAGAAACACCAAGTGGCATTGGGAGAAAAAGATTCAAGATGTGTGCGGCAGCTCGATGCCTGACAAAATTATGTGTGCATTACGGCGCATCAAAGAAGTGTATCGAAATCATAACACACATGGTGGATTTTCTCGTGAAATGATGGCATATGTACAAATTCCAAATTTCGGTCGTTTTCCTATGTATGTTGGGAAGGAGTATTTGAGGGGATTCGTGGATGGGTGTTCGGATACGATTTCTTATGAGATGTACTGCGAAGCAAAAAAAGTGTTTTCGGAGTTCTGGGACATACTGGACACGGTATATGAAATCCCAATGTTGTTTGTACGCAGCGGGTTGCCAATTCCTGTCGACACAGAACGCTATACCAAGAATATCGATAGTGTTGAACAGGCAAAATGGTTAATTGGAAAAATGTGGTTTGACATTGATAATCAGTCCAATATGGATTGGTAGCCATAACTTTGTGAAAGAGCAAAATGTGTACAGAAGGCGGCAGCTATAGTTTGGCTATGTTCCAAAAAGACTGCAACGATTGTTGCAGTCTTTTTTTATTGATGAAAGTGAAAGTTAATAATATAATGAATTACAAATAGTATACTTGTTTTGATTGCTAACTCTCAATTTGCGTTAATAAAAGTGAGGAGATGTAAGAATTATGCCTCGTAAAATAATATACTTTGATCGAGAAACGATTAAAAACATGCTGCAAGAAAGAAATAGGGGGACAAAAATAAAAACAACAGGAGTTGAAGGCGAGGCGAATGTTGCTGTAACTGCCAAAGCAGAAGCTTCTAGTAGTATCTATTTAGGGGTTCCCTTTTTTGCGCGAGTAAAGTTTTTAATTACAGGTACATTACAGTCACAGTTTCTTCTAAAATATGATAGTAGTACAACTATAACATCCACAGAGATTTCAGACTTTGAGAGCATTCAAAAAGATTTTGTTGAATTTAAGGACAAGCAAGTGTTTGATATAGAAAATTCATCTACATTTTTTCGGGTTGCAGGTGGATATCTGAAAATGATGGGGAATAAGGTAGAAGGAGTAGATGTTAGGGAATTTAAGGCCGTAATGGATAGTTTTGAAGGATATGATGTTTATAAGATTGATAAAGAAACATATATCCGTTTTAATAATGCCGCATTTGTAAGTAACTATAAGAGAAATGATTTACTGACCACAAAAATAACGGCTTATTGTGTTCCTGTAGGTAAATTTGTATCTGATGACTTTAACTTTTTGATTCAAATAAACAAAATGCAACATTTGGTTACCAATGCAAATAGTGGGCAAACGCTTGCAGAGGCTTTCCCAGAGGGACGACCATGTGATGTGAGAGGGCTACCTAAAAGCGACAAAATTGAAAATGGGCAGCCAGTTACTTTGTATGATGTAGTATATGCATGTATTGCGGAAGAACGGATGGTATAAGAAAGTGAGAAATTACTTTTTAATTATTGGATCAACTTCTTATTTTGATGATTATCTCAGCAAGATAGACGTAGAAAAAGATTCATTTATCGAATTAGTCCGCCAAGATGATACTCAACGAAAAGGAGGAGTTATTACTTGGGATCCGTCACCAAATTTAGTGGTTCGAAATTCTGATTATCATGGATTAGTCGCGTCTGCTCATGATAGACTTGGTGAGCTAATAAAGGAGTTTACTACAGAAGATGCGTATATATATATACATAATCCACCAGCTGCATTAGTACGTCAATTAATGGCGCAATACGAATTGGGCGACATTGTTGTAAAAAAGAAAAATGAAGAATACGACATAAACCGAGACCCGAAGGCATTCGCAGCAGGAATTAGTGAAATTCAAAAGAAGATAATTGGTCAGGAAACGGCTATAAAAGATATTTCGAAAAGCATATGGTATCTTACAAAGGTAAACAGAAAAAAACCATATGTGGTTATGCTTTATGGAAATAGTAGTTTGGGTAAAACGCAACTGGTTAGAGAAATAGCCAAAAGCTTCTTTAAATCCAAGTATATGGAAAAGCATTTGTCAATGTTTAAAAATGGAAATTATGCAGAGTATTTTTTTGGAAACGAACCTAATAGAAGTAGCATAGGCTTTGAACTGCTAGAAAGAGAATCCAATTTGGTTTTCTTAGATGAGATAGATAAGTGCCCGGAAATGTTTTATTCTGCATTCTATACATTGTTTGATAACACTGTTTTTAAGGATTACACCTATGATGTTGATATAAGTGGGGTGTTGATTATACTAACAGCGAACTATACAAGTATGGAAGAAATGAAAACAGCTCTAGGGTTGCCAATTTTTTACCGCATTGACAAGTTTATTCATTTTGACGATTTTTCTAAAGAAATCACAAAGTAATTTTTGACTATCTTTTCAAAAGTTCTTATATGCCGGTATAG